TCACCATTGGTGAAGTTAGCGAGCTGTGTGCGGTAAAACCGCACGTACTGCGCTACTGGGAGCAGGAGTTTCCTCAACTCAACCCCGTCAAACGCCGCGGAAACCGCCGGTATTATCAGCGCCAGGACGTGCTGATGATCCGGCAGATCCGCGCGCTTCTTTACGATCAAGGGTTCACCATCGGTGGCGCACGCTTGCGCTTGTCCGGCGATGAAGCCAAAGATGACACCACCCAATACAAGCAAATGATCCGCCAGATGATCGCCGAGCTCGAAGATGTTCTGGTGGTGCTCAAGAAATAAATTCCTGCTTTTAAATACTTCCAGTTTTCAAAAGCTTGCGATATATTCTTGAGCGTTCCTCGAGGTTGAGGAACGAGTTTCACGCCTAGTCGGGGCGTAGCGCAGTCCGGTAGCGCACTAGCATGGGGTGCTAGGGGTCGAGTGTTCGAATCACTCCGTCCCGACCATATTTTCTGATTAAATTCAGGCACTTAAGCCGATCAGCCAGATCGGCTTTTTTGTGTCTGCGCAAAACCCGCGCAAAACTGGCGCAAAACTACCCGGTGATTTCGCTGATATTCAGGTCAGGGATTGCTTCCGACCAGACGATTTCGGCGTGGTCTCGTTGGTAGTTTTTGGTCATGCTCTCGCTGGCGTGGCCGGCAATCTTCTGCCCATCCTTTCCGGCTTTCTGATACAGGTGCAGCGACAGTGCTCGCACTTCGTGAAAGCCTGGCATTTCCTCTTCCTTCCATCCCTTGTAACAACCCGCCGCTTCCCGGGCCTCCTTGAAGGCTCGCGTCAAATATCGTTCTTCGACCTGAGTCCAGTGGTCCTTCGTCTGCGCCTGCTTCTGCTTTTTGCGGTCTGGGCGACGGTGAATCAGGTAAGGGGAGACGATGTCATCCCGGCACCGGCTGATCACCGCCTGGAGCTCATCAGTTACCTTGAACCGGATCCAGGCTGCGTCACTGGCCTTGGCCGTCTTCTGCTGCACCACATACAGAAACCCCTCCCGAACCCCATCGAATCGCATATTCAAGATGTCGGTCCGGCGCTGCGCGGTGATCAATGCCAGGTCGATAGCGTTCTGCAGCCAGAACGGTGACTTCTCTCGGATGGCTTTCAGGCCTTCGATGGTATGCCGCTTGCGCTGCTTCTTCTCGATTCGGTTGATAGTGCTGGCTGCGGGGTTGTCCGGGCACAGACCTTTGGCCGCTGCATGGTTGAAGATGTCGATCAGCAGGGCTCGGCACTGGTTGGCGGTGCGCGGCGTGAGGGCGTCCAGCATCTCCGCGATCATGCGGATCGTGATCTGGTCGACCGCTTTGCCTTCGAACTGTTTCCGAAAGCGGCGGAAGTGCACGGCGTACAGGCCCAAGGTCCCTTTCGCCAGTTCCCGCGGCGGCAGCACGTCGTGCTCGTACGTGTCCAAGAAACCGGCGAACGATTCGGAATTGCTGCCCATCACGGCGCCGATCAGGTCGGCGCCACGCATGAACTCCAGATTCAACTGCTTCGCCGCATCGATCGCTTTGATTCGGTCCGAGCCGAACTGGAACCACTTACCGTCGGTAGGCCGGCGGTAGCGATAGGTCGAGCGCCGCGAATCGAAGTACAGGTTCTGCGGGAGGCTCTTATTCGCCTTGTTGCGCGGCCGTGGGACCATCATGCAGCTCCTTTCAGTACCATCGCGACCAGGTCATTGCCTTCGGACCGGCTGAACGCCGTCCAGTCAACGTACCAGAGTTTGCCGATCTGCTCGCCGGGCACTTGCCCATTGCGGATGTGGTTGCGGATCGCTTGCGGGCACTGCGGGGTGCCGTTTTCCCCCCAGCGACGGCGCTGGAATTCACTGATTTTGATCAGCTCTTTTTTCATGTGATGCTCCATGCCGTGCGTGGCGGCAGAAGGTGGTGATGGGTTTTATTCGTCGTCGGAGTCAGCGTCGTCTTCACCGTCATGGCTGACGCTGATGGGGAGTTTGCCCAGACGTTCCAATGCCACGACGAGTCCGATGCGCAGGCCCTTGGCCATATCTTTTGTGAGCATGATTTCGACCGGGTCATCGGTACCGAGTTGAAGAGTCACGCCTTCCTTGGCGTTGTCGCTGATCAGGCGCAACTGATCGGCCTGCCGCTTGTGCCACGCAAGCAACGACTCGATCATCTCACCAACGTCCTGCGGAGCGTTGACCGAACCCTCCAGTGCGCCGGTGATCAGATTTTTCAATTCCGACTTTTCTTCTTCTGCGCGCTCGAGCTGGTCGTCGGCGGCGAACGGACCGCCAACCATTGACCAACTGCTCGCGAACACCTCGGCTTGTTCCATGATGGCTTTAACTGTTTTCTCAGACATGCGAATTCCTCGCCCGCCGTTCACCGGCAGGCTGGTAGGTGGAAGAGGGGTTAGGACTTTGTCGTCTGCTGGCGTTTGCGCGCCGCTGCAACCAAGGCTTTCGATGTACTGGCAACGCCGCCGGCAACGTCCTCGGGCAGGATGGCGGTATTGCAGTGCGGGCAGAGCGGGGCCATCTTCGTACTGCGCCAGGCTTCGTCCATCACCTTTGCGGCCCGGCTTCGGATCTGGAATTTCTCAGCCTCAGCCAGCTCCGCCGAGCGGCGATTAATTCGGGATGCCGCGGCGCTGAACTTCTCAACCAGGTTGGTGAACGCGTCGAATGGCTCGACCTCCGCCTCGCAATCGCTGCACCAGATGCGCCGCTCTTTTTCGTCATAGACGAGTTGCTTGTGCCGGCAGGAGGAAGCAGGGCGCCGGGTCATGCCGCGTGCCACCCGGATGTCCTCGATCTGCACAACCTTCACGCCGTACAGGTATTCCTGCGGTTCAATCGGTGCATCACTCATCGCCACGGCCCCTTGTAGATGAGCCAGAGCATGTAGAGCGGGGCTGCGATCATGGCATCACCTGCGATTTGCGCTGTTGCTGAAGCCCGAAGTCCTCCGCCGATCGAGAGCAGCCAGACTTGCATCCATATTCATGGCAGGCCGTCTGGTTGCAAATTGCTCGGTAGCCTGACCCGCCGCATAGACCGCAATTGGCGCCGGAGTGAGCGGGGCATCTGTAAACCTCACCTGATTCACCATGTTTTTGGAGTCGTATTGGTAGCATTCCGGTGCCAGCGTCCGGAACAACCTGCAGGGCATTTTTCATGTGGCCACCGCTGCGACAGAGAGGATGATGGCGCCCCAGATGCAGGCGCTGACTGCCATGCACTTCAGGATCATGCTGATGACCTCTCGTTGTGAAGTTCATTTCTCAGCGCTGTCGCTGCTATCGAGGCTGATTCAATGTCGACGTGATAGCCGCCGTAGTGGACCTTCTTGTTCGCCCTGACCTGGACGAACCATCGTTCTTTCCTGCCGTCCCAATACACGCCTCGAACACCACTTGCGCCTCGCCCAGGCCCATCAGGTACGGAGGCAAGGCGATACGCTTGATTCTCCGTGTGCGTCGCAAGGCGCAAGTTCTGCCATCGGTTGTCATCGCGAACGGCGTTTATGTGGTCGACGTGCATGTCTGCCGGCGGATAGCTGCCGGTCATGTAAAGCCACGCAAGCCGGTGGGCTTGATGCTTGACCCCATCAATCGAGATCTTCACGTAGCCGTCTTTGTCGAGCTGTCCGACCTTCGGCCGGCGCCGCCCCAGATGCTTGAATTTTCCCGTGCCGGGGTCGTACACCACTTTTTCCAGCAAGCGTTCATGCGTGAGTTGGCGCGTTTTCATGGGCGTACTCATCCTTTGCCGCTATAGCGGCTGACTTTGAAGGGGGAGGGAGTTACTCGAGTTCTTGCTGAACGGCATCCGGGTCGTAACTGGTGCCGTACCATTCAATCTTCAGGTCGTGATGGACGTAGGAGGTTGTGTCGCCATCATTCTCGCCGTCTTGCGACACAATCCAGAATGCCCATCCATCGTCGCCGTCCTCACACTGATGGAACGGCGGGCACTCACCAATTGCTACGGCCAAGAAATCGGCAATGGCACGCTCAGCTTCTTCATGGGTTGGTCGGTCACCTTCAGTCATGGTCTATTCGCCCTGGTTGGCCAGCATGTTCAGGCGCATGCCCGATGTGCCGGGGAGTTCGTGGCACGGCTCGCTGGCCGATGCTTCATCGCAAAGGCTCAACACCCAGTCGATCCATTCCTTCCGCTGTCTGTACTGGGGCTCATCGTCCCCGGGCACGAACACCTCGTGATGCTTGCTGCGATTGATCGACCGCATGGCGCTGGTCAGCTCATCAATCCGCTGATCCGCTGTGTTCAGGCGTAGCTGCAGGGCGTCACGCTCGGCGGTGAGTCGCGCAACTTCACCAGCATCAGCCGGCGGCGGTTCGGGTGCCGAGGCAAGCATGGCCGCCCAGCACAGTTTCGCGCGGAACGCCGCTTGCTGGCAGCCGCTCATCTCCTGGTACTGCTCCCAGACTTCCTCATCGGTAAAGCACTCGTCTGGCACCGACTCGAAACCGTTTATCACCATGGTTTCGGTCGGCTCGACCGGCACCAGTTTCCATTGACTGTTCATCCTGCGATCTCCGATATCAGCTTCGCTGGCCGGGCCCAGGTAGTTGATTTTTGGCTCGCTCACTTTGAACCCCCTCAATTGTCCGTACCCGTGTAGGTGCGCCAAGGGACCTGGGGCCCGTTGAATTCGGCGGCGGTCGGCAGATCTTCCAGGCAAGCGAAGATCGGCATGCCAATCTCACGCGCACGGTGGACCTCGCCCAGGGTGCCAGCGCTGTACCGCCAGCCGTTGATCAACACCACCGCATCGCACCGCTCCATCAGCGCCAAAGTGCCATCGAGGAAGAACTGATCCTGATTCGGCAAGTCGTCGTCGAAGTGCGACGTGTTCGTGTGCGGGCAGATCGGGAACCAGCCGAGCCGGGCGGTGCTGACTGCCACCGACCTGGCCGCCGCGATGTTCTCGGCGATCAGTTCGCGGGTCGAGGCTCGGTAAGGCCCGGCCACGTAGATGACTGGGATTTTGTTTTCTGTGGGCATGGGAATACCTCCTCGAGCCCATTAGGGCTCGGGTGCATATTGGGAAGGTTTGCTTAGCTGAAGTTGAAGTAGTGCTGTGCGACGAGCAGTGCAATTGCCTCGGAAACAGTTCCACACCAAAAATACTTGGACAATTCCTTGAGCCGGTTATGATTGCAGCCGCATTTCTTACAGTGCATTAGTCAAATACTCCCTACTGATTCATGGTCACAAGCGAATGCTTGTTCCCTAATAGTGGAAATCGACTGCCCCTTTTCTGGCCATCTCTATCTACCGTTCGTCGGATACCAATCAAGCAGCTTTAGATTGCTGCAGGTTCACTCGCCACGGATCATTTGCTAGGGCCAGCGCGGCCATCGGTGGCGGACTAACGCTATTGCCGCACATGTGCACCTGTTGGGTCTTTGTGAATGGCTTGCCGTCGGCGCCGTGGCTGATTATGTAGTCGGCCGGGAAGCCCTGAGCCTTGTAGAGCTCGGCCGGTTGCAGCATCCGCAGGCAGATGTCGACGATCACGTAGGGCGTGCCCTTGATCGTAACGGTGACCAGGCCCAGCCGATCCTTGGTGGTGATCGTTGGTGCTGGCGCGTCGGCGCCGTTTATGTTCTCGGTGCCGTAGTAGCTGATCAGGAATGCCGCGACGCGCAGCGCGCCCTCTTCGTGCTCAGGTGACAGCGTGTACTCCAGCAGCGCGTGATGCTCGGCGCCGGCAGTCATTGTCGGCACCGGCTCATCCATCCCGCGCCCGACGCAGTTTTTCCGCAGCGTAGTCAGGTGGGCGGAGCAAAGAGCGTGGTGCTGCCCCGTTGTGACTGTCGGTACCGGATTCTTCAGATCAGTTGCTGCGTGGCCGGTAGTGTTGGTGATCAGTGTCGCCGTCACCAGCTGCTGCTGGCTGCCAGTGTTCGTCACCGTGGTCATCGGGTCCTCAATGCTTTTGGCATCCGTGGTATTGAAACCACCATTCATCTGCGCCATGAACACCGTTGAGATTCCCATCGCATGCGCAGCCCCGGCCGGGCGCTTGTAGTCGCCGCCGCTGGTGATGGTCGGCAGCGGTTCGTCGAGTGCCTTGCCTTCGTCGGCAAACCGGAACTTGACCAGGTGCGCAGCGGCGACTGAATGCCCGCCGCTCGCAGTAACTGTGCCCAGCGTGTCACCCGCAAACTTGCTGCCGTCGCCCCAGCGCTGAACGCCGCCCGGCTTCCCTTCGCCGTGCGCAGCCGTGACCATCACCGGGCTGATCAGCGTCAACTCGCCGCGATTCGCGCACGTCACAGTCGGCAGCGGGGCGTGGGGATCGTTGATGCGATCGCTGCCCTGATGGGTTGCTGGCGCAATGATTGGGCTGGCCATGGCGAACGACCCGCCGCGCGGCCAGGAGGTCACCGTGCGCAGTGGCTCATGGGCAGACTGGACACTTTCGCCCGACCAGTTCGCGATCGGCACGATGAATGGGTCAGCGGCATCGATGACGAACTTCTTCATGCCCTTGGCGATCCGGCGCAGGGTGGCGGGTGCCAGCGGCTTTGCCCGGTCGAAAATGCTTTTGCTCGGGATGGTCCAATCGATGCACTCGGCGGCGGTACGCCACTTCTGTTGGCCCTTGGCCGGGTTCTTCGCGTGGGTCGGCTCGGGCCACACAATCGGCTGTCCATCGCAGCGGGCGATCATGAACAGGCGCTCGCGGCTGGTCGGCGCGCCAAAGTCGCAGGCCTTGATGACCCGCCATTCGACGGCGTAGCCCAGACGCTGCAGCTCGGCGACGAATACAGCCCACGTTTGCCCGCGGCGTTCCGGGTCAGGGACCAGGAACTGCTGGTGAACCGGGACGACTTCGCCAGGCTCGGCAATGGCGCCGCCCAACTTCATCACGCGGCCGGTCGACTTGCAGCGCTTGGCGATCAGTGGCCCCCACTGGAGGATCTGTTTCACGTTCTCCAAGCTGATGACGCGAGGCTTCTTCTTGCCGGCCCACTTCAGGCCGATCCACGACAGGTTCCGAATCTCGCGCTTGCGCGGTTGGCCGCCAGCGGCCTGGCTGTGATGCGTGCAGTCCGGCGACATGTGAAACCAGCCCACGGCCTTGCCGCCGCACTCGGTGTCGGGGTCACCGTCGAACACGTCTGTGGTGTAGTGAACGGCGCCCGGGTGATTCACGGTGTGCATGCTGATCGCCTGCGGGCTGTGGTTCTTCGCGACATTCACCGCGCGGCCCAGACCCATCTCCAAGCCGGTACCAGCGCCGCCGCCACCACAGAAGAAGTCGACAACGATCTCATCGTCCTGAGTGCTGAAGCCGAGTCCGTATTGAGTTTTGAAATCGAAGGGGTGTTTCTTCTGTTGTGCGGACATAGGGGATCCTCGCCGGTATAGTTCCGGGATCTACAGGGGAGTGGGTTATGACGCGGGACTGGGTGGTTTGGCTTGGATGCTTTTTGCTATTCGGATGCGGAGCTGTTTGGGCTCAGATTCCGATAAAAACCGATTTTTTTGTTGTTGATAACATCCATGATTTATTTGAAATACTTGGCGCTCTTGCGACTATTGTGGCTGTCTGCGTTGCCGCGGCCAGTATCAACTCATGGAAGCATCAGGTGAATGCGGTTGCGGATTTGGAGTTGGCCCGTGATTTTGTTATTTCGCTTCAACGTTACAAAGACTGTATTGTTGGAGTGTGGGTGATAGCAGAATTCGCGGCCGCTCAAGCCCATGGCTCAGAGACGCCGCCGTTAGAGTTGTCTGAGCCGATTGACGCTGATTTTCAAAGGTCACTTGATGAACTAAGTAAGAGCCAGTTGGAAGTAAAAGACCTGCTTTTGCGCTGTCAGTCGGTTTGGCGAATCAACCTCATTTCGGAATCAAAGCAGCTTTTTCAGTTTTCTGATCGTTGCTCCCTGACCGTAAAGAACTACTTGCTTTTGTCTAGGAAAATCCCTGCATCGCCAAACATGGCAAGCCGAGTCAGAAAAGCGGTGATAACTCATTGGTCTTGGTTTGAGACCAATGGCTGCGACTCATACGAACTTGCGATCGCGCGCACTAATGACCTATCAGCCAAGCTCGAAAAAAGAATCGAGAAAAAATTATCTGTAGCTTGAGTGGTTTTAGTGGGGTATTTGTGTTCGGCCCGGCATGGGGCCGGATCAAGGAGATATGTTGTGAGTGATGCCGAGAGAAGCCTGATCGCGCATGCCGCGTTTAGGGAAAGCAGCGATAAGTTTGATCACCTGGTTCTGGCAATCATCGTCGCGGTCATTGGCTTTTTGGTCCAAACCATCCCGTTCGGCAAGCTTGGGTTAAATGTTGAGACAATGTATCTCTACGCGCTAACCCTGTTCGGGCTTGCGGGGATATCTGCTTTCAAGCGAACCGAATGGTCGATTCAGGTGTACGCAAAGAATCACTCGATGCTTGAATCGCTGGAAAAAAGAAATCACGCTGGCTTTCTCGGAAATCGTGTAGCTCTAGACAAGTGTCAAAGCCGAACATATTTCTACTATCGAGCGAGAAATATTTTCATATTCACCGGCTTAGTCTGTTTCATCATCACGAAAGTGTTTGAGACCTATGTGCGGTAAAAAAGCACTGTTTACTCACTGATTACCCTGAGCGCTTCGCGGCTGTAGGCGATCTCAAGTTTCCGCGACACGTTTTCGGGTATTACGTATTCGTGTCGCGGCGGCGGCTCAAGCAGGGGAAGGGCGCCGCCCGGGCCAAGTCCGTGCAGGTGGTGAATCATCAGCGTGATCGCCTCGCCCTGTTCCTCGATGCCGCTCCAGGCCATCAGCTCAGCAAGGGCTTGGCGCGTGGCGGGCAGAGTATGGAACCGAACCTCTACTTCGCCGCGGCTCTTCCTCTTCGCCGCGGCTTTCTCTGACCGTTCCGCATTGCTCTTGGCCATGGGCTACCCCTTCAATTCCACTGACCGGTAAGTCCAGCCAGGTCTGTCGTTTGCGTTGTTGTACGCGTGCCGTCCTGCGCATCATGCTGATGCCGGGAAGTCGAGCGAGTAATCGGCGATCAGCCGTCGGCACAGCGTTTCGCTGATGCCGATGTGCTTGCTGGCCTTGTAGCGACTCATGCCGGCGGCTTTGCACTCCATCAACTGAGCGGCCAGAGCGGCCTTTTCTTCGTCCGTGATGACCCGGCCGCGTTTGGTTTTCGGCGCATCACCAACTCGGCGACCGTATGGCGCCTTCGGCACTTGCTCGACGCCTGGGCTGTCCTTGCCAATGCCAGTCGGGATCAGTTGAGCCTGACCCCCAGATGCAAAGAAGGCAGCTTTCGCCGCCTCCAGTCCACTTTGCCGCTTGGCGGCTTCTTCGATTGCTGGGTCCATATCAGGATGCTCGGCAGTTGAGGGTGATGCCGTGGTAGTGGGCGATGCGGCGCAAGGTCATGCGGCTGATGCCTACCTGTTCGGCAATGGCGACCTGGCTCATGTTGGCCTGTGCCAGTCGGCGAATGCGCGGCACCAGCTTCGCTTCGGCCTTGCGCCGCTCTTCCAGAGTGGCCGCAGTGGTCGTGACGAACTTGATGCCGTACAGCGCGGCGATGTAGTTGATGGTCCGAGTGGATTTGCCCAAGGCCTTGGCGGCGGCGCAGACACCGAGTTTGGTGTAACCGCGAATCGCGTCGACCAGTTCAGGATCAATTGGCGGTACCGCAACACTGAAAGGGTCTGGATAGGCCCTTATGGAATCGGCGATGACATGAACTTGGCCGCCGGAGGCTTCGAACTGGGCAACCGCTTGCATCAGTTCGGCGGCGTTCATGCTGCCGCCTTGGCCAGCCTCACGCCGGCTATGCTGAATTTAGAGCCTTGATTTGCGACCATGGCGTCGAGTGCTTCCCAGTTGACCGCCAAAACCGATAGCGGAGCCTGTCCGTACGCAACAGCCTTGACCAATGCTTCAAGGTCATAGACCTCCGCCTGAAGCACTTCGGACTTCTGCTGGACAGGAGTAGAAGCGGGCGCAACAGCAGCAGGCGCCGAGCGAACTGGCGCAGCAGACACGACCGGAGCCTGAACTGCCGCGTGCGCGGGTTCAGCAGCTACAGGAACGGCAGCAAGCTTTGCCGCTTCCTCGTCGGCGATCTTCTGCAGCTCTTGCTGACGAATCTCCTCGCGCAGATTTTCGGCCTTCTGATCCTCAGCTTTCTGATGCTCCGAGATCCGGAACTTGATCAGCGTCACCAGATCGTCATTGGCCTTGGCCACCAGTTGCTGAATATCGCTGAACAGGAAGGCGTGGTCAGCAGCAAGCTCAGCCAGGCTGGAGAGGTTCAAGCGAATACTGTCGGCGGCCTGGCTAGCATCGATCTTCGCCCTAGCCAGTTCGGTATCAACCGCATCCTGTAGGCTGGCGATGGTGCGCTTGTTCTTCATGGCGCCAAGGAAGTCCGATGCGACTGTTGGCAGAACCACTTTGCCCAGAGTCTTGTTGATCGCCGCGACGTGATCAGCCAGCGCCTGTTCGGCTTTCTGCTTTATGTTGGTCTTCACCAAAAGCTCTTGAGCCTTCACCAGCTTGTCGACCTTCAGGCGAGTTTCCCGGGCGTGCTTGCTGATGCGGTCCAGCGAGCAGAACAGCTCGTCAATGGTCTGGGTTTGCGAGAGCGCCTGTTTCTTTGCCGCCGTGACAGCGTCCTCAACGTCTCCGCACCACTTCACGGCTTTTTTCGCGTCTGCGAAGTCTTGGTCGGTTGTCAGTGTGGTTTTCACCGAGTCGATGACGGCCAGAGCTGACTGCTCGAACACTTTCAGGTTGCTGGCGGTGACCATGCCGGTCAGCTCGATGCGCAGCGCTGGAAGCTCGTCCGGGGCCTTGCCGACAACGATAGAAGGGGCGTCCGCCACTTCGTAGCCGGCAAGATCCGCCTCGAACTGTTTCCAGCCTTCGACCAACTGAGCGGCGCGACCGGCGACAGGGCGATATTCCATGCTGACGAAGTTCTCGGCGGTGCCGTCAGAACACACGAAGATCACGCGCTCGGCGCCGCTCACCAGCAGCTGCTGCTCAAGCTGCCAGTAGTAATGAGGTGCCAGGTCTTCGTCGCGCACCTGGGAGACCAGCGATTCGTTCCAGAGCTTGTGCTCGAACAGCGTCTCGCCGAGCATCGTCGCGCCGTCCATCGAGGCGAGCAAGTTGCCTGATGTTCCAACGACCGGATACAGCTCTTCGCCAATCATCGCTTCGACCAGCGGCCGGGCCAGCGCTTCGGTTGCATGGCCTTTGTCGAAGATGTGCTGCTGCGAGGGAGTAACCTCCGGTGCAATGCCGGTCTTCTTCAGCGTCAGCAGATCGGTACGGGTCTGATACTTCGAGGCACCCATCATTGCCGGCGCTTCTGATGCGGTGAAGTGCTGGCTGCGCAGGGCATGCCACTCGGCGGAGCCTTGAGCTACGTTATGAATTTTCATGCTTGATCTCCGTCGAGGGCTTTCAGGTTTGTGATTTTTTCTTTCTGCGCGTCGCTCAGCGTGTACTTGCTGCTGATGGTCGCGATCAGGTGTTCGGGACTGGTGCGGGCCGCATCAATCAACGGCTGCCACTTGATGAGGTTCTCGTCGAGCAAGTCGTCCGGGTAAGTTGTCAACGCTTCCGACTCAGGCTGGGCCTGCTGCTGCGGGCTTACGTCGCGCGCCGCTTCCTCGAAAGATTTGCCTTCCATTTCGTCGGCGGTGGGTGCCGATCCGACCTCGGGGAACGCTTTGCGCAATGCCTGGGCCTCAGCGCATTTGGCGAGCTGAGCAAATGCCCGGCGCTTCCACATGGCATTCGGCGCGACGGTGTCTTTTCCGGCCGTTGCGTAGTTCTCCATCCAGCGCTCGCTTGCGGTGAACTCGGCAACAAGCCCGTTCGACATCTGCCGCTTCACCGTGACCCGGCACCATTCCGGATAGGTAACCTCGACGCCTGCCAACTTCGTGGTAATCGATGGTCCGAACTCAGGGTCGCTGATGCCAGCGTATTGCCCGGTTCTTGCTGCCTGAATGCGGTAAAGGCCGATCCCCGGCATTACCACGTCGACCATGCCGCGGCCCTTCTGATAGACCGGAACGATGTGAACAGGCTTCAACATCGGGTCCAAGTGCGCGGCTTGGCAGTAGGCCAAGACCATTACGACCGAGTTATGCGCAGCACCCGGGTACAGGCTGCCACTCAAGACCTCGACAAGTGCTGACTCAGACATGGCCGGCGTTTGGTCGACCTGTTTCATTACTGCGGACATGGGGAATCCTTGCCGCGATGTTCGCAGCGTTTGAATGTGTGGATTATTGAGTGACGCGATCAGCCAGAGCGCTGAGCAACATCAGGAAGGTGTAGATCGCGAGGACAGGCAGCGAGCCGCGCCAGATCAGAACACGGCGCGCCCATTGTCGGGAGGTCATGACCAAGGCCTCAATTGCGAAAGAACCAGTTCGTGCAGCGACTTTCCGTTACGGCTGATGCGATCGCCGCGGAGCTGCAATTTTTTCGTACTTGGCCAGCAATCGATCATTCGGCCATCAGGAAGCGTCAAAACGACATGGAAGCCGTTATTGTGCTTCTTATGGGAAATCCCAGTTCTTTGCAGCCATCCGTCAAAGCGCTGCATGGCTTCAGCCTTCTGACGCTTCTTATGGGCTTCCGGGTTTTGCTCGCTTCCTTCACCACCGCAGGTACGGCAGCAGCGCGGGTAACCGACATCATCACCAATGAAGCCGCAGCAGCTCATGCAGTGAGAACCATCTGCCACGCTATCCTCGTAGAAGCTCATCGCAGAATCTGCTGCAGCGTAGGAATATGGCGAGGCTCGCCGTTTTCCTTGAAAATACTGTACTGAAGCAGCGCGATGGTCAGGCCAGCGGCAAGAACCCAGAACATTATTTTCATGGTCGCCCCCTCACTGCGATTCGTCCTGACTTGATCGCTGCCACCAGTTGCGGGGGCAGAGCGGCAACAGGCAACTCGCGGGGAATGCCGGCGCCAATCACAGCAAGGCTTCGTTCGATCTCGTCGAGCTGTTCGTCGATCAGGGATTTGACTGGCGCAGTGGTCATGCTGCCCTTCCTTGCCGGCGCTCGTAAACACGGCGCAGGCGTTCGGCGTAGTGGGATTCCTCGGCAGCGCTGATGATGCTCAGCGTGCGGAAGATCAGAAGCGCGGTATTGGCCGAAGCCTTGACCGCGACGGCGCTGCATTTCGGGTCGATCATGCTGTCGATGTAGCCGTCGAGCATGCCGGTAGCCAAGTCGTGGTTGCTGGTGCTCATGCTGCCCACCGTCCATTCCGCTGGCGCGTGTTTGCGTCGATCTCAACCCAAAGCGCCGTCTCGATCTCCCGGCCGTACTGCTGGGTCAGAGCCGCCAGCGACCAGTAAGGCTGGGCGCTCATCCGCACGCCGTCATCGTCGTAGCAGAAGGCCGAAACGACCTTGAACTCAATCTCGCGACTTCCGTAGAAGTCCCAATCGCTGTTCCAGGCATTGAAGGCTGGCGGGATGTTCTCGCAATGGGTCACCTCCACCTGGAGGACGAACCCTTCAACAATCACTTCGTAAGTCATGGTCGCCTCCAGAGTGGCGGTGTTGATCCAACAAAACTCGGCTGCACTCATCCATTCCGCTGGTTGCCGTTGGGCGCGGAGGGGAGTGCATGCGGATTTGGTCGGGGATGGTGCCGCATGTGCGGGCTGGCTCTGATTACCCGGATCAGACCGGGAATTTCTCGGCGTCCTAGGCCCGAAGGCCGCGCTGGGGTGGTTGTTCAGTGATGCAGATGCCCGGTGCTGATCTCCGGGTTGAGAGTCATGCCGCGGTCAGCGCCTTTCGGCTACCGCAATGCCAGTTATTACGAGCCGGTACCGCGCGGGCATAAAATAGTACTTAGCCGGTCAGCGCTCACTCTCGGAACTGTTAGTTTTCAAACCTGCCCATCAGCCTGGGCGTGCATCCGCATCGGAGGTGATCTTCAGTGCTGAGGCCAGGTCCGCCTTTCCGTCGGGTAGGGTTCATACCACCCGATCAGGAACCACGCCGCATGTGTCGCCCCGTAGGACCGCGTGGCATTACCTTTCAGCTCGACGCCCTTAGACCCTTTCGGGACTGAAGGTCACCTCCGATACGCTCTCATAGAGAGGACCGGGCTGTTAACGTCAGTGCTGACGTGGCGCTGGTTGTTCAGTTGTGCGCGTTCGGGTCTTTCAGATGCTTGTCGAACAACTTTCGATGCCGTCGAGCAAATCGGGCGACGTAGGCAACAACCAGAAGGGTCAGCGCAGTCAGCAGAAGAGGGTAAAGCGTGATGCCCAGATAGATCGCAAGCGGGGCGAATATCGTTATGGGAAAGAAGAAGAGCAAGACGTCGGGCTGCGACTCGCCCTTCTTGTCCTTCCACCACAAATACTTGCTGCTGCCATCGGTGTCGTATTGCGTCCAGCCGCGCAGCCTTGCCATGAATTCAAGGACCGGGTTGCGGCCAGGCTCTGAATCATCGATCCAGCCCCAAACATGGCGCCAAACTTTTCCAAGCCCGACGATCAGGAGCATTGCGCAGAAACATGCCACCCCGACAAGGAGGCAGGCCAACAGCTGGCCGGGCAAACTTTCGAGCGGATTCATCTTTGTTTCCTCCGTTGATTTCCAATGCCGCCTCATCGAAGCGGCATCAGTAAATCTGTGGTCTTTCTCCGCCCCATGCTCGGCGCCGCGGTTTCCCCACCTGGCCGGCGTCACACATTTCGTGTTCGGTGTTATTCGCCGGCTGGCTTGCATGGTTTGGCGTCCTCCCGTTAGGGGAGTCCGGCAGGTTCCAGAGCCTGCATGGAGATCGAAATTTATGTTTCGCGCTGTGCCCGTTGCCGGGGATCGATCCGCGAAGATTCCAAATTGTGAAAGAGCGGCGGGTCTGTTGAGGCCCTTCGCAGTGGCTGTGTGTCGCTGCGATGGATGAACGATAAGCCAATGCCTAATTTGTGTAAATAGGTAATGCCTAATTATTTTCAAATTTCTTCTCCAACGAAAGTCAGCGGGCGAGGGGATTGCATTTCCGGATCGAGACGTTAAGCTTCGCCTAACCTGTATGGATATACAGCATTCGCTAAGGAGGTGTTTATGGCGCAGCAAGGCAACAAAAAGAGTTCAGGGCCGGCGACTATCAGCCCTATGGAGCGGCTTACCATGCGCGTATCGTCGATGATCAATCACCCGATCGCCCAGGAAAGGCGAGAGGTCAGGATTCATCGGCTGGACACCGATGGGGAGAGGGAGTGGAGCGAGATCGTGAATGCGATCTCAGAAGCGGACGGAATCGACCTGACGCACAATCATGAAGATGCGTCGATTACGCTGAGGTGGGAGCCTTCAGAGGGTGACGAAAAGCCCGCGCAGGTGGCAGACCCATTCGATGCAGAAGAGCCGGCGCCGTTCTGACGGGCACAAAAAAGCCCGCTCAAGTGGCGGGCTTTTAAATACATCGCGGCTCAGACCAAATTCCCATTCCACACGAACAGCACGCGCGCCTGGATGTAGGTCTCGTCAATGAAAATATCCTCGGCCTTGTGCTTGCGATTGTCCGAGATCATCTTGAATTTGTCTTTGCCCTTCATCTGCAGGCGTTTGATGTACTGGAAGCCTTGGTACGAGAAGTAATAAATCCCGTCGCCGATGAATTCCTTAATGCTTATGTCGACCAGGCACGGGTCGCCATGCTTGATAGTCGGCGTCATCGACTGACCCCAGCCGGTGATCACCTTCAGGTGATAGTGTTCTTTGAAATCGACGCCCATCGATCGCAGATGGGAAGGGCTGATGCGAATGTCCTGAAGCAATTCTGGGTAGTCGTGCGCAACCTCGCCGCCGCCCAGCGCGCCCCGCACGTCGTAGTGAGCAATCCAAACCTCGTCACCGACCTTGCCTGGCCTGAAGGCATCGCTCACCAGCACTTCGACAGTGCCCTCCTGCTCATTGCCCTCTGCAACAGCCAGCAGCTTCTGGAGGCGGTCTTCACCCAGAGTCTTTCCTGCAAGCATCTCGCGAAGTTTATCGGCAGCAGTGTTTGAGCTTGTTGGAGCAGCAGGCAGGTTGCCCGTGCCGCCAGCGTTGTGCTCGTAAGAGAAGCCAGCTCGCATTCCCCAGTGGTCCGGACCTACTACATCAGCGAAATAGGCGATCACGTCCATTAGTTTGGACTTGTCGATCCTGCCGTTTTTCACCCAGCCCTGTACCGACGGAGGCTTCACGGAGAAGTCGTCTGCGAGTTGTTTTTTCGATACGCCCTTGGCGATCCGCGCGGCCTCAATGGCGGCGCCTAATTCCGGTCCGGTAAGCATTGCCTAATTTAGCCTTTTGCTGAGTTGGTTAGGCAATGGCTTGTTTGAGATAAGGTAATGCCTTATATTCAATGCAACATCTCCAGGAGAGAACTCATGAAACCAGCAGAAGCAGCCAAAGAAGCATCCCGCTTGCTCGGCAGCCAAGCGGAAATGGCGCGCCGTCTGCGGGTTGCTGCGCCCACCGTTAACCAATGGTGTTCCGGAGAGCGATCGGTTCCCGCCAAGCGCGCAATCGAGATTGAGGCATTGACCGCAGGCGCAGTTGATCGCGCCCAGCTCTGCCCATCTTTTCCATGGGCGCAGATCCAATCTGCGCCCAGCCAAACACTTTCTGCCGCCTAACCACTTCAACAGCCACGAAGGATATGCACATGCACTTTGACCCAAGCCACATGCACGACAAGCCCACGAAGGTTCGCCTCGACGAGGTGGCCGACGATCTGCTGACGGCTATGGCCCGATTTCAGCGGACCCAAAAAGCCGTGCTTGCCCGCGAAATTCTTGAGCGTGGACTGAACCAGATGATGGAAGAGCTTAACGCAAAGACTGACGTGGCCTGAAGTGGCCGAGGAGGCCCTGTGCCTGAAAGAAAACCGCTGGAAATCCAGCTCGACTGGCAGGGAACCGCTGACCTGGAGCTATTGGCCAGACGCAACGGGGTAACACCGGAAGAGATGGCCGCAACAATCATGAATCGGGCGCTTGATCGAATGACGCGCCCGCCAAAGAGCCGCAGCAACGTCGCTTCCATAGGACGCAAGGGCTGATAAGCCCCTCAGGGACTCATGAGGAACTGCCAATGAAACAACCATCCACCAAATCGCAGGCACAAAAAAACCGACGGATCAGGTCGGTTCTTTTAACAGCGCTTGCAACAACGTTCTGGAGCGAATAATGCCCACTACCCAATCAATCGTCAATACCCCCGCCGGTGTCGCGACACGTTTTTCGAATTTTGAAAACGTGTCGCGTACTGAAATCGTCAGCCTTGTAGATGGCGAGGCAGTTACTACCACTCTCGCCATCGCGGCAGGGTGCGAAGTTGATCATGCCAGCGTTATTAAGCTGGTCAGAACCTACCAAGCGGACATGGAAGAGTTTGGAAGGGTCGGATTTGAAATCCAGACCTTTCAAACGGCTGGCGGCCAGCAAGCAAGGGAGATTGCAACACTCAATGAGCAGCAATCGACATTACTCCTTACCTACATGCGCAACAGCGTCATCGTCCGCGACTTCAAAAAGCGACTGGTGAAAGAGTTCTGGCGTATGGCTCACGCAAAGCCTGCTTTCGACATCGCAAGTCTCAACGACCCTAAAGTCCTGCTGGCCTTGCTGACAGACAACGTGCGCAAAGTTGTCACCCTGGAAGCAGACAACACCGAGCTTTCCCACGAAAACCTGATGCTCGAGCAGAAGGTCGCCGCCGACGCGCCGAAGACAGCTTTCTTCGACGCAGTGACGGTCACCCACGAAACCTACTCGGTGGCCGAGGCCGCAAAACTGATCGGCACCGGCCAGAACCGCCTGATGGCATTCCTGCGCCAGCGTCGCTGGGTCACTCTCCGCAAGAACGAGCCAATGCAGGGCCCTATTGAGTCCGGCTACCTAACTGCGAAGCTGAGCACATTCGAACACCCCGAGAACGGCAAGACGACCGTTTCCACTCCGCGCGTTACCGGCAAGGGGTTGACCAAGCTCCAAGCCCTTTGGGCGCGCCGCGATGCTGACTTGCTCGGAGGTGCTGCGTGAGCGTTCAATCCATGAGTTGGGCGCTCGAGCAGAACGACATTGTCGACGCTACGGCTCGCCATGTCCTGCTGTGCCTGGCCAATTATGCCGACAAGAACGGGAAGGGCGCCTTTCCTTCTGCCAATAGCTTGAGTGCTGACACCGGCCTCTCGCTCCGTACCGTCCGTTACAAGCTGGACCACCTGCTGGAGATCGGGGCGATTCGCCTCGGCAACCAGATTATTGCAGCGGCCTATATCGACCGTCACGACCGCCGACCTGTCGTCTACGACCTGTGCGTAGAACGGGGTGCATCTCCTGCACCCGGCTCTCGACGGGGTGCAAATGAAGACGCAACGGGGTGCAGCTCACAACACAACGGGGTGCAAATGGCGACCGAACGGGGTGCACCAGCTGCACCCAATCCATCATATAACCATCAATTAACCACCAATGACCCGAAAGGGCCTGTCGCTGGCGCTCCCGTGAAGGCTGGAAAGTTCGATCCAATGACTGCCAAGCCAGCCAACGTGTCCGAAAAGGCCTGGGCCGACTGGTGCCAGCACCGCAAGGAGATCCGCAAGCCACTGACCGCCAAGAGCTGTGAGCAGCAAGCCAAGGCGCTGGAGGGGCACGAATCGCCGGATCAAGTGCTGTCAATCTCGATCTCCAATGGATGGACCGGCATATTCCCTGAGAAATCCACCAGCAACGTCCACCAGTTCCCAGCACCCCGTCACACCGGCTTCGCTGACCGCGACTACACCGCCGACCTGATCAAGCGGGAGGATGGCAGCTATGGCTTCTGAAAACGTCGTCGCCATCCAGGCGCCTGCCTACCCGCCAGGCACTCGGATCCAGCCAGCGAGCTGCGAAACCCATGGGGAGTACGAGCAGAAGGTCTATTCGGTCCTGGGTCGGGATCTTCGCTCTGGTTGCCCAGAGTGCAGCCGCATTCGCGCCGAGGAAGAAGAAACCCGCCGTCAGCTCCAGGAATCAACCTTGCTCCGCATCCGCATGGCCGAAAAGCTCGGTGCCGCGCTGATCCCCAAGCGCTTCGCGGGCAAGACCTTCGACCAGTACATCGCGAAGACCGCCGAGCAACACAAGGCGCTGAACGCCTGCCGCCGGTACGCCGCTGAGTTCGTAAGCATCGCCGAGGCTGGCCGGTGTCTGCTTCTGTTGGGCAAGCCCGGTACCGGCAAGACCCACCTGGCCGTGGCCATAGCCAACGAAATCATGGCGACCACCACCGCAACAGCCGTGTACCGCACCATCGGCTCCGTGCTCCAGGCCATCCGCGCCACCTACGACAACACCAGTGAGAAAAGCGAAAGCCAGATCCTGTCGAGTCTCATCAGTCCATCGCTTCTGATCCTGGACGAAATCGGGGTGAGCAAGGAGAAGCCCAGCGACTTCGAGTTGACGACCCTGTTCGCCATCATCAATGGCCGGTACGAGGAGCTGCGACCCACCGTCATCGTTTCCAACCTGGACGCGAAGGCCTTGGCTAACGCAATCGGTGATCGTTGCGCAGATCGCCTCAGAGAGGGCGGCGTGATCGTGATCCCGTTCGAGTGGGAATCACAGCGCGGCAAGGAGGGTTTCTGATGAGCAACGACAAGATGCGTGAAGAGTTTGAAGCGGCATACGTTGAGGGGCTTGTAGGCCGCTGTGGGGAGGGATTCAGGTCTACCGCCGCGCACTCCCTTACTGAAAAGCGTCCGGATGGTGAGTATCTGCATTACCCAGACTTCATTGCATGGTGGGCTTGGCGGGCATCCCGCGAAGCGCTTGAGCTGTCACAGGCGAGCCCCGAGATTCAGGAAATGCTCAAGCAATTCGAGGCCGATGAAGCGGAAGAAATTCGGCGCGCAGAGAGTTTCGTCCGAGAAACGTGTCGTGCCTCAATTTCAGCCCTACAGCGCAACTTCAAGATTGGCTACGAGAATGCCTGTCGCCTTATGGACAAGCTTGTCGCTCGAGGAGTCGTGTCGCCAATTGACGCCGAGGGACGCCGCACCGTTCTGCCAGAGCAGGTGAAGCCATGACCGACAACACCGAACTGCAGAGGCTGGTAGATCGCGTACTGACGGATCGCCGGTTCTGCGGCGACGAAAACCACAAGGCTCTTGCTGATGGTGTTCAGGTCCTGATCGCCGAGAACGAGCGCCTGAAGACATTGCGGAGCACAACCGAACGCGATCTTGCGCAAGAGCTTCAGGTTTGGCGGCACGGCCCGTCCTGCTGGAATTGCGGAGATACCGGCGACGTGCATGACATCGTCGGCGAATGGCGTGGCAAATGCGATTGCAATGCAGCCAAGTTGATTGACGTTGCCTACGAGCGGGACCAACTCCGCGCCGAAGTCTCCGGCCTCAAGACCGGCTACCAAGCCTACGAGCGGGTGAATGCTGAGCTGAAGGCTGAGGTGGAGGGGCTGCGAAAGTTTCTTCTGGATGCATCGGAGGAAATTGCCGATTGGGGCGCCTATGCCAGCGCCTACTTCCAAGAAAAGCACGACCTTGCCGGCTGCGTAGCAAAATTTCATGCCGCCGCCATGGGCAAGGGAGAGCAGTCATGACCATGAACTCAATCGCTTTGTGGCTCGGCTACGGATCGATGATTGTCGGCGGCGTGGCGCTGATCGCGGCGATGCTCTTTGTGGTCGGCTGCGCACTTGCCGCGGTTGCGAACAAGAGCTTGCGAGCACTGATCCGGATCTACGACCTGAAGACGCTTCGCACGACCATGCGCCAGCTTGAGGCCGAAGGAAAGGTAAGCAGGACGACGGGGGTTAAGCCATGACCGACAAGATCAGCGTCAACTGCCAGGCCAAGCTCTCCGAGGCCATCACCCGGCTCAGCGCCATGTTCCGAGACAAGAAGTTCGTGGTGGTCTCTCTGCGCCCGGGCAAGGACCGCACGCTGGACCAGAACGCACTCTGGTTTGCGATGTACAAGCGCATTTCCGAAATGACCCAGATCGGCGACCCGGCCGACGCCCGCCGGTACTGCAAGTTGCACATCGGCGTGCAGATCCTGCTGAACGAGGATGCCGGGTTTCAGGCTGAGTGGTACCGGGTGATGCGTCACCTGCCATGCGAGACGAAGCTGGCCATGATGGGCGGCTGCAAGCTCTTCGGCCCGGACGGCTTCCCGGTGACCAGTCTGTTCAATCGCGCCCAGGGCGTGGCGTACACCGACCGGATCGTCACGCGCTTCGCTCCGCAGGGCGTGTACTTCGATGACCTTCTGAGCCAGGAGGCTGCATGACGATTGAACGGAAGCAGCCCAAGCCGAAGAAATGCCGCGTCGCTACCTGCAGGGCCTCATTCGTCCCATCGAGGATGGGTCAGGCAGTTTGCAGCCCGGCATGCGCAATGATCGATGCACCGAAGAACCAGGAGAAAGCGCGCAAGGCCATCGACCAGCGCGAGCGTCGAGAGATCAAGGTTCGCAAGGAGAGGCTGAAGAGCAGGGCGGATCACCTCAAGGACGCCCAGCATGCATTCAACGCCTGGATACGGGCGCGTGATGCTGGGCAGCCATGCATCAGTTGCGGCACCACTGCGGATGTCCAGTACTGCGCAGGGCACTACAGAACAACCGCTGCCTGCCCAGAGCTCCGCTTCGAGCCCTTGAACGTAAACCTTCAATGCAACCGCAATTGCAACATGGGCAAGTCCGGGAACCTGCTGGGGTATAGACCGGGCCTGATCAAGAAGATTGGCATCGAGGCAGTGGAGTGGCTTGAAGGCCCTCATGAGGCCAAGAAGTACACCGTCGAGCAACTGAAGGCGATGACCGCCGAATACCGGGCCAAGACCCGCGAACTGAAGAAGGGGCACGCAGCATGAAAATCAACTCAGCGCGCCAGGCTTGGCATGACTGCAATTACAACCCGGCACCGGGCCAGACCTCCGATGTCGTCCAGCTTGGCGTGGTGGTGCAGAACACGGAGCGCGGGCCAACGGCCAACCATGCCGTCCATGGCGCCCTGGCCGGGCACATCCAGTCGGCAATCGCCAGGCTTCACCCGCAGATCCGCGTCTTCGGTGATTTCATGTACGCCGCCGAGCAGAGCGACGACATCCGCGAGGCGGCCGAAGACGTGGTGTTCCTGCTGGTGCAAAACAGATCGCCACGGATGACTGCGGCCAAGCGCGAAAAGCTGGAGTACGTGGTGAAGGGCGTCATGAGCCGTTACCGCTACATGCACCAAGGTGGCCAGTCGGCAAATGAAGACCCGCTCGCCAACGCCGAGAAGTTTCGGGCGTGGCTGTGGCAGGTGTACGGGGTTCGGTTGGAGTCGTGCAACTGGGATCGGGATTGGGGTGGTGTGGTGCAGTTGATTTTCGAGTGCTGCGAGGATCTTGACCGTCGTGCACTGAGCCCTGTAGCGGCGGTAATTTACGAAATGCGCGAGGCCGCTTGAGGGCCTATTGCGTTCCCGTGCGGCTCATGGCATGATTTCGCCACTGTTAGAGTTTTGCCTCCGGCAACTTACTCATGATCCAAGAAAACCCGGCCACCGCGCCGGGTTTTTTATTGCCTCGAATTCGACCTTCTGGAGATGCGCATGAAGCTGAAAGCCAAAAGCAATCTGCTAGAGCGCGCCAGAACGGCATGGGAGGCGGTCGCACGCCAAGTTGGCGAGACCGACTTCTCGCGCCATCCGCGCACCGGCGAGTATTTGCATCCAGGTGTCGCCATGGGTTGGCGCATACACAAAAAGAATTTGTAGTTTCACCTGTAGCCAGGACAGCCCTCGGGAAGACCTGGACGTCGATAGCCGGATAGTGCGACGTACGGAATCAACACCGGCAGCCCCGCACTCTGACCTCACATGCTTGCAGAGTGGCGCGAGACTGGATCAGCGAGATCGATGCAATTGGGCGTCGACGTAGGGAAGGTCTTTGGCAGACAGCTCGGAAAGACGAGCGCACCTATTCAAGGCGTCGACAGGCTTTTTCGTTTTCGACTCCAACACCCCCATTGCTCCCAGCTGGGAGTGCAGCTGGGGCTGATTCAAATCCGCAGGTATAGGCCTGCCACATTCCCAACTCCCTGACGGGGAGGAACCGAGATGTCCAACATGCCAGACAAACCAGACACCTGGGCGATAGCGCTTGCGTGGTTGAGCCAGCATTCGCCGATCCTCTTCGCTGCTGGGCTGTCCTGCGCCATGGCTGTCCTGCGAATCACCTACGGCGGCGGATCAAGGCGCCAGATGATCGTGGAGGGTGCTATCTGCGGCGGCCTGACACTGACCATCATCAGCGGGCTGGATTTCTTCGGTCTACCTCAGAGCATGGCCACCTTTGCCGGTGGCTGGGTTGGCTTCCTAGGCGTAGAGAAGATCCGCAACATCGCTGACCGAGTGACGGACTTCAAGTTGCCGAGCCGTAAGCCTGAGTAGGTCGCGACACGTTTCGCGAATCAGTGAATTGTGTCGCGACACTGGAGATAATCGAATGGCATTGACCCCAAAGCAGGAGGCCTTCTGCTTGGCCTACCTGAAGACGGGTAACGCCAGCGAGGCTTACAGGCAGGCTTACAGCGCTGCGAACATGAAGCCTGAGACGATAAACAACAAGGCAAGCTCACTGCTCAAGAAGGGCGAGATTGGGGCGAGGCTTGAACAGCTCAACCAGTCAGCCGTCACCGACTCGGTAATGACCCGTCAGCGCGCTCTGGAGCGTCTCAGCCTGATCGCAGAGACATCCATCACTGACATCCTTGAGTTCGACCAGCGCGAGATCGATGGGCCAGAAGGCCCGGTCAGTGAGACCATCTGGCGCATGAAGGACAGTGTCGAGATCCCGGAGGTAGCTGCGGCCACCATCAAGTCGGTGACCATGACCAAGTTCGGGCCGAAGATTGAGATGTATGACCGTCTGGGTGCGATTCAGCAGCTCGCCAGAATGCAGGGCTGGGAGTCAGCACAGAAGCACGACCACACCAGCAGCGACGGCAGCATGAGCCCCAAAGGGAAGTCGCTGGACGACTTCTACACCAGCGATGTACCAGCTTAACCCGAACCTTCGTGAGTTCTGGCGGATCAGGAAGCCGTACAAGCTTCTGAAGGGTGGGCGGTTCTCATCGAAGACCCAAGACGCGGGCGGCATGGCTGCCTTCCTGGCTCGCAACTACACGGTGAAGTTTCTCTGCATTCGCCAGTTCCAGAACCGTATCGCCGACTCGGTGTATACGGTCATCAAGGAAAAGATCAATCAGGCCGGCTGGACGGACGAGTTTGATATCGGTGTTTCGTCGATCAAGCACCGCAAGACCGGTTCGGAGTTTCTGTTCTACGGCATAGCCCGCAACCTGAACGACATCAAGGGTACTGAGGGCGTCGACATCTGCTGGATTGAGGAAGGCGAAGGCCTTACCGAAGAACAGTGGAAGGTAATCGACCCAACAATTCGGAAAGAGGGATCGGAGATCTGGATTCTTTGGAACCCGGATCTGATGACCGACTTCGTGCAGGCCAAGCTACCGAAGCTGCTGGGCGATGACTGCGTCATTAAGCACATCAACTACGCCGATAACCCATTCCTCTCTGACACTGCTCGCGCAAAGGCTGAGCGACTGAAGGACGCGGACGAGGAGTCGTATAACCACATCTACCTCGGCCAGCCTCGCAGCAACGACGACGCAGCGGTTATCAAGTTCTCCTGGGTAGAGGCGTGCGTTAACGCGCACCTGAAGCTTGGTATGAGCCTGTCCGGGGCCAAGGCAGTTGGTTATGACGTGGCGGATAGCGGCGATGACAGCAATGCGTGCGCCATGTTCGACGGCGCGATCTGCGCTGAGCTGGATGAATGGAAAGCTGGCGAGGACGAGCTAAACGAGTCTGCCATGCGCGCCTGGTCTCACGTCAGGGGCGGACGGTTGATCTACGACAGCATCGGTAACGGTGCGCATGTTGGCTCAACCCTGAAGGCCGCGCGGATCCATGGCGGCTACTTCAAGTTCAACGCCGCCGGCGCCATCGTCAATCCTGAAAAGGAATACGCGCCCAAGATCAAGAACAAGGACAAGTTCGAGAACCTGAAGGCCCAGGCCTGGCAGGACGTGGCCGACCGTATGCGCAACACGTTCAACGCGGTCACGAAGGGGCAAAAGTTCAAGGCTTCTGACCTGATCAGCATTTCCGGTGACTTGCGGAAGATCGAGCAACTCAAGCTCGAGCTGTCCACGCCGCGCAAGCGATATAGCAAGCGTGGGCTGGACATGGTCGAGACAAAGGATGAGCTGGCTCGGCGAAGTGTCGCGTCCCCAAACCTGGCTGATGCATTCGTGATGGGTGCATGTCCGCACCTGGTAGCCAATTCGAGACCAATACGCGACCTCCTATAACCAATTCGGTGACCCCATGAACAAGAAGGGCTTAGTGCCAGCAGACAAAAAGCTGGGCAAAGCCCTTGTTCGGGCCGCTCAGAAGTACGAGGCGCAGATCAAGTCGTCGAGTGATGGCCTGGTGAACGTGGTGTCGGGCCTGGGCACGCAGAAGGCCAAGCGCTCGCACAACCAGTTCCAGTACGGGTTCCTGAACGACTTCCAGCAGCTGGACGCGGCATATCAGACCAGTTGGCTTGCCCGGGCAATCGTGGACTACCCGGCCGAGGACATGACCCGCGAGTGGCGCACCCTCAAGTGTGACGACGCGGACGTGATCCGGGCCGAGGAAGACCGGCTGAACCTGCCAGCCATGGTCAGCGAGGCAACAAGCTGGGCGCGCCTCTACGGTGGCGCTGGCATCCTCATGCTGACCAATCAGGACCTGACCAAACCGCTCAAGCCGGAGAAGATCAAGAAAGGCGACCTCTACCGCCTGTTGGTCATTGATCGCTTCGACATGACGGCGATGGACCTGAACCAATCCAACATCCTGGCCGCGAACTACTTGCAGCCGGAGTTCTACACCATCTCCGCCGGCGCGCAGCAGATCCATTGGACGCACTTCGCCCGCTTTGCCGGGGCCAAGCTGCCACGCCGCCAGCGCGCACAGACACAAGGCTGGGGCGACTCAGAGCTGCGTAAGTGCCTCGATGACGTGATGGACATCGTTGCCAGCAAGGACGGCATCGCCGAGCTGATGCAAGAAGCGAACGTCGACATCATCACGCGCGAAGGCCTCTCGGATGAGATGGCAAGCGATCAGGATGAAGCCATCACAGCGCGCTACGCCCTGTTCAGCATGATGAAGTCCTCGATCAATCTGGCACTGCTGGACGGCGACGAGAAATACGACCGCAAGACCCTCGATCTTTCCGGGGTTGCGCCGGTGCTCGACCTGCTCATGACCTGGCTTTCCGGTGCAGCTGACATCCCTGGTACTCGTCTCTTTGGCGAGGCCGCAAAGGGACTTAGCAACGGTGGCGAAGGGGACATGAACAACTACCACAACTCTCTGTCTTCGAAGCGCCAGGTTCAAGTCGACCCAGGTTTGCGCCAGATAGACGAGGTGCTGGTGCGCTCGGCTACAGGCAAGTGGCTGGAAGACTTCAACTACGTCTGGAACCCGTTCCAGCAGCCTGACGCGGTCGAGATCGCCCAGGCCAACAAGGCCAAGGCCGAGACCGACATCCTCTACAAGGATGCCGCCATCGTCACCACCAGCCAGATCCAGCGCCGCCTACAGGCCGAAGAGCTCTATCAGTTCGACGACGACAAGATCGCCGCGCTGGAAGAGGACGAAGACCTGACCATGTTCAACGACCCGCCAGAGGGCAACAGCGATGAGTAAGCGGAAAGAAGGCGCATACATGGCGCCGGCGATGATCACTGCGACCAAAATTTGGCCGTTTCTCGGCTGGAAAGATTGCGGAAAGTGTCGCAGCCAGTTTCGCCGCCAGCCCGGGTGGCTGGTGAAGACGGAAGATCGTCAGCTTTCGGGGGCGGTCACCATGTGTGGCGAGTGCTTCCCAACAGCTAATTCCGCAATTGAGCACATGCGCGGGATCGTCGCTGCTGCGGATTCCAGGATCCGTTTCGAGGCGCAGCTCGGCGGCATGCGGACGGCATAACCCATGGACATGATCGGCATCCAGTACAACGCCAAGCTGCAGCGGCTGGTGAAACAGGTCAAGGCCGATATCTCGGCCGAGATCATGCCTCTGGTCCGCCAGCTTGCGCCGGAGTACACGCAGGACGCCGTAGCAACTACTGACGCCTGGTCGGACCTGATCCTGAGCGCCATGTCACGCCTGATGCAGAAGTGGCAGTCGGAGAGGGTCAGCTCTGGTGCTAACCGGTTAGCTGCCGAGTTCGTCCAGTCGTCGCTCAAGAAGTCAGAGCGCGACCTGGGCAAGTCAGCCGGTATCGACGTGTACAGCGGCAACAGCGCCATGCAGGACTACCTGAAGGCCTCGGCCCAGCAGAACGCCCAGCTCATCAAGTCCATTCCCGCCAAGTACCTGGAAGAGGTGCAGACGCTGGTGATGGCGAACATGCGCTCCGGCATGCGGCCCGGCTTCATCGAAAAGGCGTTGCAAGAACAGTTCGGCGTGACCCAGCGCCGCGCCAAGGTCATCGCCCGCGACCAGACATCAAAGATTCAGGGCGAGCTGGCCGAGAAACAGCAGAAAAGCGCCGGCTTCGAGTACTTCCAGTGGATCGACTCCGACGACAGCCGCGTACGTCACCGCCATTCGGAGATCGCCAACAAGGTCACCGCCTACGGCAAAGGGATCTACCGCTGGGACGACCTGCCGCTGAGTTCTGACGGAAAGCCAATCAAGCCCGGCTCCGACTATCAGTGCCGCTGCATCGCGCGCCCAGTGAGCGCACGCGAGGTCAAGGCCAACCAAGACGCAGGCAAGACAGCGCCGGGCGTCTACCGCTAATCCATTCCAGCGACGAGAACGATCATGAAAATCAAGGTTAAGTGCATCGAGACCGGCGCCGAGTCGGTATTCGACACCGACGGCTACCACATTTCCGTGCAGATGACGCCGGCAGACTTGGCAAGCATCAAGTCGCTGCCGGAAACCGAAGACGGCCGAAGCCTCGACGGTAATGAGCATCGCACCTACGCATGCGTGCGCCCGGTTGACCACGAGCATTCCGACAACCTCTTCGCATGGGCGAAGCAGTAATGACCACGTGTACGGTCTTCGACCGTGTCAGCCACCGCATCACTCACCGGGAGTACACCGACGAGGGCTTCCTCAAGGTTCCCGGCCGGGTGGCGCGCACTGGGATTCAAGAGTACCTGGCCCGAGAGCTTGGGCTCGACGGTGATCCGAACCGAATCGTTCGTGTGTACCGCCCCGAAGACGAGGTGTTCAACGACTCGTCGCTGGGCACGTACGACGGCGCGACGGTCACCAATGACCACCCGAAGGACCTGGTGACGGCGAAGAACTACAAGGCCGTGACTGTCGGGGAAGTGCGTGGCGCTGGCCGACGCGATGGTGACTTCGTTGTCTGCGATCTGATCATCAAGGATCAGAAGACCATCGACGACATCAACGCCGGCAAGTGCGAACTGTCGGCCGGCTACACCGCTGAATACGTCCACGGGCCCGGCGTGACCGCCGATGACCAAGAGTACGAGTACACCCAGCGCAACATCATCATCAACCACCAAGCGGTGGTTACCAAAGCGAGGGCGGGCGGCATCGCTCGCGTCTTCGATCACAACCCAGGAGGCAACACAATGCCTGTACTTATCACCACCGATAGCGGGCGCAGCGTTGATGTTGCTGATCCTGCGAACGCCCAAGTGGTCGCCGACTCGTTCGACCGACTGTTGAAGCGTGCAACCGATGCGGAATCCAAGGCTGATAAGGCCCAGGCAACCGCTGACAAGGCTGCTGAAGACCTGGCCGAGGCCCGCAAGGCTTCGAGCGACGAGGCAATCAACGCTCGCGTCGTTCTGATCGGCAACACCCAGGCGCTGGCCCGCAAGGTCGCTGGCGACGCCTTCACCTGCGACAGCCTCGACGTGATTGAGATCAAGCGCGCCGCGTTGGCCGTAGCCCTGCCGAAGCGCGACTGGTCGGACAAGTCCGCCGGCTACGTTGAAGCCGCCTTCGACGCCGAGTCCGAAAAGGACGATGACGAAGAAGACGATAAGGACGAGAACGGCAAGAAGAAGGACAAGATGCCAACCGGTGACGCCGCGGTCCTGTTCGCTCAATTGGCTCAGTTGGCCAAGGACGGGGCGATTACCAAGCCTACCGCCGACGCCGCGCCGACCCCATACCAGGCGCACAAGCAAAGCTTGTCCGGCGCCCACAAACAGAAAGGAGCCTAACCATGGCAGTTATCGGTGGTAACGCAATCAACCATGGCGTCGCTTATGCGGGGCAGGTAGCCGACGGCGAACTGTCGAACGCCGTCTCCAAAGTCAACAAGGGCACCGTGAACATCGCCTATGGCTTGGGTGTCGCGAGTGACGGTGATGACGGCGCCAAGCTGCCAACCTCCGCCTCGACTGCAGCCAACTTCATTGGCGTCGTAAAGCGTGAACTGAACCGTGCATACACCTCGGCCGACGTGTTCGGCGCTGTAGCCAAACGCGACATGTCGGTCGAGACCGTTGCGCCTATCTGGGTCACTGCTCGCGTAGCGGTTACCAAGGATGATCCGGTTTATTGGGTCGTAGGCGACGGCACCGGCACCAATCAGGGCCAGTTCTCCAACGTTGTCGGCGCTGCCGCGACCTTGGCTGTGCTGATCCCGAACGCCAAATGGGTCAGTTCCGCCGGCGCCGGCGCACTGGCTAAAATTTCTCTCAAGGTCGGGGGCTAATCGACATGAATCAGCTTAAGAAAATCGTCGTAGCCATCGATGCCGCAATCGCTCATCAGATCGGGCGCGACGCTTACCAAGTTACCTTCAATGACGGTCTGCCGACCCTCGACGACGGCTTGGCGTTCTACATCAGCCAATTGGCGAACCTGGAATCTCGTATCTACGAGGCCAAGTACGCGGCGATCAACTACATGGAGCTGATCCCTGTAGAAACCTCGCTTCCTGAGTGGGTTGATCAGTGGGACTACATCAGCTACGACGGCGTGACCATCGGCAAATTCATTGGCGCCAGCGCCGACGACCTGCCAGATGTGACCCTGAATGCCAACAAGTCGACCGTGCCTATCGGCTATGCCGGTAACAAGTACAGCTACAGCCTGGACGAACTGCGCAAGTCGCAAGCGCTGCGCATCCCTCTGGACAGCACCAAGGCCAAACTGGCCTTTCGTGGCGCCCAAGAGCACACCCAGCGTGTGGCCTATTTCGGTGACTTGACTCGCAGCATGACCGGCCTGTTCAACAACCCGAACCTGGCGCTGTCGAACTCCACGCTGGACTGGTACAACGCGGCCACAACCGGTGACCAGATCGTTGCCGACCTGAACAAGATCCTAGTTGATGGATACATCAACTCGGCGACCGTTCACCTCTTTGACACTGTCATCCTGGATGCCACCCGCTTCGCGTTCATCTCGAACAAGCGGATGGGCACCATCACCGACAAGACGATCCTGGAATACTTCCGCACCAACAACCAGTTCACCGCGCTGACCGGGCGCCCGATCAACATCTTCAGCCGCTTGCAACTGTCCGCTGCCCAACTCGCCGCCGCCGGCGTGTCCAACGGCAGCAAGGATCGCATCGTCGCCTACGAGCTGAACGACGAGAACCTGGGCATGCAGGTGCCGATCCCGTGGCGCTCCCTGGCTCCGCAGATGTTGAACCTCAAGGTCAACGTGCCCTGCGAGTACAAGATCAGCGGCGTTGAATTCCGCTACCCGTTCTCTGGCGCGTACCGCGACCAGTTCTAACCAGCCGATCTCTGGCCGCCTCCGCTCTGCCCGGGGCGGCGGCCAATGATTCCGGGCGAGGATTTGACATGTTCCTGAAGAACGAAGCAGCACGACTGATCACCATCAACCACCTGGTGGGCGAGAAAGAGACCAGCTACCCGATCCTGCCGGGTGAAAACCCAGCGGTCGAAGTGCCTGATGCAGTGGTGAAGATCGATTTCGTCAAAGCCCTGCTGAAGAACGGCGACCTGCGCCGTGTTGGTGCGGACGAACTGGAAAACGAAGAAGAGGAAGACGAGGACGACCTCGAAGCGCTGCGCGCTGAAGCTGTAGAGCTCGGCATCGAAGTTGGTCGATGGGGCGCTCCACGTCTCCGCACTGAGATCGCAAAAGCCAAGGCCGCCAAGGCCGAGTAACACCCGGGCGCCTGGCGCCCACTCATTCAAGGTGAACGCATGCAAATCACTCCGGAAATGATCGCGGCATTTCGCGCCGATCCGCTGATGAAGGCGTTCGTCGACGCGACAAAGTGGCCTGATGCGGTAATCACGGAAGCCTTGTGCGAGGCCGACACCGAAACCGGCTCGTCCCGCTGGGGCGCGCTTGAGCTCACCTGCTGCAACTTCAAGTGGCGCGGCATGAAGTACTACGCCGCGCACTGGCTGTCGACGAACTTCGGCTCGCTCGGCGCCGGCGGCACCCCGAACCCAGAGGCCCGACTGAACGTTGCCGAGAAGTCGGTCGGTGATGAGTCAATCAGCTACCGCGTCCCGCAGATGATGGACGCCGGTACCGACTGGCTGACCTACACCAACTACGGCCAGCAGTTCTACCGGCTCAAGAAGCGCGCCGGGATGGGCGCCAAGGCGGTCTGATGATCAACCTCGACATCCAAGGCTTCCAGGAACTGCAAGACGAGCTCATGAAAGAGCTGGACGCCCTGAAGTCCGACAAGGTCGTCACCATCGGCATTCATGAAGAAGCCGGAAACGTCGAGTCGGGCGACATCACCATGGCCGGCCTGGGCGCTACCCATGAGTTCGGCGCCGATATCAAGCATCCGGGCGGGACATCCTACGGCTACGCCAGCAAGGCAGCCGCAGACCGCGACGAGGTGCGTTTTCTGAAGGACGGCGCCGGTTACATGGTGCTTGGCGTTACTCAGCCGCACGACATCAACATCCCGGCGCGGCCATGGCTTGAGCCAGGGGTCGAGAGTGCCACACCCGAAGTCCTGGCCACGATTCAAGACGGCATGGACGAAGGCAAGACGATGGACCAAATCCTCGAGTCCATCGGCGTCGTGGCTGAGGGCGCAGTGAAGGTCTACATGACCGAACTGAAGACGCCACCCAACGCGGCCTCGACCATCCGCAAGAAAGGCAGCTCAAACCCGCTGATTGATAAGGGCGCAATGCGCCAGTCGGTCACGCACAAAGTGTCCGGCGAGAAGGTAACGGAGGGTCTGGAATGAGCTTGAACATGGAAGGCCAAATTGATGACGTGTTCGTCAGCGTTGCAGCAAGCCGAACCGTTACTGGCGGGGCCTTGGTCGAGGGCATTTGGGTACCAGGTCCGCCAGTCACCACCGAGTACAGAGTAAACATCCAGCCAGCCAGCGACAGGGAAGTAGATTTCATTCGCCAGGGTGGTGAGCGGATCACCGACGTGCGCCGCATCTACATCAACGAAGGCGACATGCAGGGCATCGACCAGACCGGCATATGGGAGTTTATCGGCCAGCAGTGGAAGGCTGCCAAGTGTGACAACCGGTACTGGCGCAACTACTGCAAAGTGATCGTGGTGCGCATCGATGACCAATGAAGAGCTATTCAAGAAGCTGCGCCCGATCGTGATGCTCGCGACTGGCGTGCCTGAGTGCCTGCTGGCCGACCAGTCCGGACCCGGCAGCATGCCTGCCCCGAAGGGTGCATACGCGACGATCACTCCTCGTCAGTCCGTCGGTGAGCGCGGTCAGGCCAACGTCACATCACGCGACATACCTGGCGACCTGGTCGAGTTCGATGTTCGCGCACAGATCATGTGCTCGGCGAGCGTCAACTTTTACCGAGGCGAGGCCCTGATGTTTGCCGAACGCCTGAAGCAGGCAAACAAGCGGCCCGACATCAGCATCATGCTGTTCAAGGCCAAGATCGGCTGGAACAGCACCGACGGCGTGAACAACCTCACCAGCCTGCAATCGGCCAACTTCGAACAGCGTTCACAGATCACCCTTCGCCTGATGTACGAGGCGATCAGCATTTCCGAGATTAACAACATCCTGAGCGTGGAAGTGGCGCTCGAGAACGAAAAAGCGCAGGTCCTCCAGACCTTCACCGTCGAAGTCGACCCCTCATAACCAATTGGAGCTAGCACAGTGAGCTATCCAGCTACCAACATCATCCGGATTAATGCCCGGATCAGCCCGGCAGGCCTGGGCAATGCGAACTTTGCCAGCGCCATGCTGTTCGCTCCGCAGCTCGATCTGCCGGTTGGCTTCTCGCCTGACACTTACCGCACGTATTTCAGCCTGCCAGCGCTGTCTGAAGATTTCGCCGACACCACTGAAACCTACAAAGCCGCCCAGCGCTGGCTCGGCGGCACGCCTGCTACCCGCGAGCTTAAGGTTTATGGTGTGGCTACGGCCGATGCCACACGCGCCGCCACGCTCAACAAAGCCAGGGACCTGCTGTGGTGGTACTGGACCATGTGGACGGCGCCGATTCTGGCCGTCAAGGCTGACGTCCTGGCGATCGCGCAATGGTGTGAAGACAACACCAGCATGTTCATCGACAACCAGACCGGCGCATCGGCTACTGAAATTCGCGACCCTGCTGACGTCGATGACATCGCCACTCAGTTGACCACGGCAGGCTTCCGCCACGTCTACACCGCTGCGCACGCGACTGACGCCTACGCCGGTTCGGCCCTGGCCAAGCACTTTGCCGCGGTGAACTACAGCGCGGACCGCTCGACCATTACCGGCGAGTTCAAGAAATCGCCAGGTGTACCCGCTGAGTCGTTGACTGGTACCGCGTATAGCGCGATGCAGAGCGACACAAAAAAGGCTGTGTTTTATACCGTGGTCGACAACCAGGGCTCGGTCGACTCCGGTCGCTGGCTGAATACGAAGACGCACAGCACCTACGGCGAGTTTATCGATGATGTGGTGAACCTCGATGCTTGCATCAACTTCCTGACCACGTCCCTCTTCAACTCGACCGCCAACCAGCCAACAAAGCTTGGGCAAAGGCCTCAGGGCGAAGCCGTACTTATCGGTGCTGCCAGGACAACCCTGCAACAGTTCATCGGTAACGGCTACCTGGGGCCGCGCAACTATACCGACCCGGATGATGGGCTGGAGAAATACACCTCCGGTTTCGAGATCCTGACCAAGCCCGAGGACATCCTCGACTTGTCGGATGCCGACCGAAACGCACGCAAAGCAGCGCCGCTGCGCATCCGCCTGTTCCGCGAAGGCGCCATCCATATCGTCGATGTCGACCTCGACGTTTATTAATAGGTGACCCATGAGCCTGAGTAACTTTTCGACAGACCTGTGTGTCGTCACCATCAACGGCCGGCAGATCCAGGACTGGGGCGAAGCTGCCACCCCGTACACGGATGCGCCGATTGACCCGCGCAGCCAGCTGCGCCGAGGGCAGGGTGGCAACGCTGTTCGTCTTGATCGGCAGAATCCGGGGCGCGAGGTGAATATTTACCTCAACCCTGGGTCTTCTGATGCCGCATACGTACAAGGCCTGTACAACTCGAACGCCAACATCACGCTGACCTACACCCAAATTGGAACGCTCGAAACCGCTCTCGGCTCCGAGGGTTTGATCGCGAATGACGGTCAGCGGGGCCGTGCTGGCTCAACCATCACCGACGACCAGTTCACGATGCATTTCAACATCTGGGAAGCGACAAGGGGCTGATAGATGAGCGTGAAACCATTCACCATCGGCGGCGTGCAGTACAACGCCGCCATGGCCAGCGCTGTCGATCAAGACCGCCTCATGTCCCTGCTGTCCGGCGCCGTGCTGGAGCGATTCGCCACGGCGGCGCAAGCCGGCATTGAGGTTGATGATCAGGTGCTTTGCTCGATGTTCATGTCGATGCGCCAGGACGTGAAGGTCCAGGTCGTGCAAATACTCATGACCAGGGTGTTCATAAACGGCACTGAGCAGGCCGTCACCGTCGCTGACTTCGGCGGCCGGATGGTGCAGTACAACCAACTGCTCGCCGGCCTGCTGCGCTGGAATCTATCCGATTTTTTCGACTGGCTGCCAAGCGGCGAAAGAAGCCCAAGGCAGCCGGGCGCGCAAAGCGCAGCGCAGTAAATTGGTTCCTGATGCGCCCATGTGTCGGCATCACCGGCGTCTGCCCGCCGCTGTGCACGTGGGTTCAACTGGCTGATGGATCCCTGTCCATCGCGGATGTGGAGCGATTCAACCAGGCCATGGACGAGATGTGGGCTCAATACGAGGCTGTGACGAATGGCTAGTAAAGTTCTAAAGTCGTTTCTGATCGGCATCGGCTATGACACCAAAGCCCTGGAAGCGGGCGACAAGAAGATCAACGCGAGCCTGAACGGCATCAAGTCCGGCGCCCTGGGCATATCAGCAGCGCTGATTGGTGCTTTCGGCACGGCTGCCAGCGCTATCGTCGGGGTTGCTGGGCGCGTAGACAAGCTAGCCATGTCCACGCAAAACCTGCGCACGTCCCAGGCTGCCGTGTACAGCTACGGCAACGCCCTCAAACTCATGGGCGGCGATGCTTCCGATGCCGTTGATACCCTTCAGCGCTTCGAAGAGATCCAGAACAACCTGCGCCTCAAGGGTGATGCCGGTCCGATCGGCGATCTCGCAACGGCTGGCATCGATGTGAGCTCGCTCTACGCGACGAAGACTGGCGAAGAATTCATGCGTGCGCTTGCGGAGATGATCCCGCGGCTGGATGAGGGGCAGCGCGCCCAGGTTCAAAGCTCTCTCGGGTTGTCGGACGGCGTGTTCCGTTCGCTGGCCGGCGGGGTTGAAAAGCTCGACGAGACCATGAAGCGCGCCAATGCGTTGACCGGTAGCGTTGATCAACTGACCGAGAACAGCCGAAAACTCGCTGACAACTCGGCGCAGCTCGGCTTGATCATCGATGGCGTCAAAAATGAGCTGGCTGAAAAGTTTTTGCCGAGCCTGATTGGTGCAACCGAAGGGGTTAATAACTTCCTCAAGCAGTACCGGCCAGAAATCAGCAAAGGGATCGACGCGCTGGCGGAAAACCCCGATGCGACTGCCGGCCTTGGTGCTGGCGCGGCTGCCGTGGGCGCTGGGGCTGCGATATCAAAGCTGGGCCTGTCCACGGCCGGGACAGCACTCAAGGGGGCAGGGCAGATCGGCATCGTAGTCAGCGCCGCTGATCTGTTGACCCCTTACATCGACCCCATGTTCGACAAGCTGTTTGGCGTTGAGCGCACACCCGTTTCGACCGAGGCCGGCGGTGGCCAGGTAATCCGAACGCAGGAGGCGATTGATTATCTGGATCAGCGTGATGGGCCGACCACAGAGGCGCAGACAGGCACGGATCAACGAGACTCCGCCCCTGAAACTGTGCGACAGCCAGTTGAGGTCATTTACGGCGATAGATCTGCGACAGACATCATGCCGCCGGCCGAAAGCACCAGCCGAGAAGATGAGCGAAATGCGAACGCCGATGCACTCGCAGGTGCGCTGAGCCGCACGCCGATCAAGGTCGAGAACCAGGTGGGGCTGACCGTGCAACTCGACGGCCAAGCGCTGGAAACAAAAATCACGCAGGTCAACGAGCGTCAGAACTACGAAACCCTGGGTGACCTGAAGACCACGACGGAGCGATAAACGTGAGCATCATCAACATCTTCACGCGCCAGGCGCCGACCATTGCCGGCTACTCGTTCGACGCGGTGCTGGAGGATACGTTCGAGGCTACCGTTACGCTCACCTCGATCCCGATTGAATCCGGCGTCCGGATATCGGATCACCGAATCCTGAACCCATTCAAGTGGTCGATGACCGGGGCGATCAGTAACAACCCGGTCAAAGTCCAGTTGACTGACTTCTTGGGTGGCGCTCTTTCGAACCTGACTGATAACCCGATTGTCTCGACGGTGGCTGGCCTGTCCGCTGGCTGGCTGGCGGGAAGCAACGAAACCCGGGCAAGTACGACGCTCGACTTCCTGATCTGGCTGATGCAGGCCGCTGACCCGTTCGATATCGACGCGGGCGACATCCTGTTGAAGAACATGGCGATCACTCGCCTGTCCAGGACCAAGGAGCCCCGTAATGAGGGCGGCCTTGAGTTCGTTGTAGAGCTTCAGGAGGTCATCAGTCTTGACCGCATCGTTCAGGACACGCAGTGCTCGGTGCCACAGCTGCGCGACGGCGACCCATCACAGAGCGCGCTGGCCAGAGTGGTTAAACGCGGGCAGGCGATCGCCAAGGAAGCCAGCGACGCCGTGTCGAATGCGGTAAACAACATTCTCGATGGAGTCGTCTGATGTTAGTGATCCCACTACGTCCCGGCGCGGAAAACGCGCACCCGCGGTTCTCCGTGCAACTCGGCGAGAACCTGATCGATTTCGAGCTCGACTTCATTTCATATCTGGATGCGCCGGCCTGGTCGATGAACCTGGTGCGCGATGGTAGTCGCATTGTGTCTGGGGCAATGCTCGAGCCTGGTAGCGACGTGATCCAGAGTTACCGAACCGGTATTGGCCAGTTGGTATTCACCGGCGCAGACGTGACACTGAACAACCTCGGCGTCGATAACTTCCTCGTCTGGATACCCCCACTGGTGGAAACATGAGAGAGCGCGTTTGGTCACTTGATGTGAACGGACAGCCGTACATCGGTCCTCAGTACGGGCGCCGCCAGTTTCGCATTCAGTTCAATATCGACATCTCGCCAGGTGATGCAATTTCGTTTGCTGATCTTCGGCTGTTCAACATGAACAAGGGATCGAGTATCGCTCAGGGATCGAGCATCGTCTTTCGCGCCGGCTTCGACGACAACATCGACGCGGTGTTCACTGGGTTTGTAACCAACACGCTGCGCGAGCGCCCACCTGGTGCGCCAGAAATCATTACGCGGCTGATTTGCCGATCTGGCCAGCCGGCGGTAGACCGGGCCTCAGCTCAGCTGTCGTTTGGTGTTGGAACCCGCATACACGAGGTGCTTCGCGCCCTGGCAGCTGCGTGGCCACTGCCGATCGATATCGACAACGCCCAGTTCGCAGACGCGAAGCCGCTATCGTCGGGTCTAGTGGTGGACGGTGATATCCCTGCTGCGATGACTGATCTGGCGTACGCCTACAAGTTCGAGTGGATGCAAGATCGCGGGCGGATCGTCGTGACGAAGCCGAACATGCCTCGCACCGCGTCGCCGGTGAAGGTTGATCAGTTCAGCGGGATGATCGGCATTCCGGAAGTATCTCGCGGGCCTGATGGCCTTGGCGTGTTCGTTTCGGTACAGCTAAATCCGTCGCTGCGAATCAACGGGAAAATCGACGTCGAGAGCGAGTTCGCTACCTTCAACACCGGCAACCTGTTCGTAGCCGAATTGAGCGGTGATGCCAGCGCGAACGGCGAGTACAACGTCTTCGCGATGAAGCACACCGGTGACTCCTGGAGCGACGTTTGGCGAACTGAAATTGATGGTTTGCGCGCAGAAACGGCACCGCCACCGACTCAGGTGGCCACGTCAGAGAATGGCAAGTTGGTCTGGGGTTCCAGGGTTGACCAGGCGTTCCGGGTCAAGGTGCGCGAGATTGCCGATCGGCTTTCCACTGATCCCGGCTGGTTAATGGCAGTAATGGGCTTCGAGACTGGTTACACGTTCAGTCCTGCAGCTCGCAACCCGGGCAGCACGGCTACCGGCCTGATCCAGTTCATCGAGTCGACGGCAAGAGGCCTTGGCACGTCAACAGCACAGCTCGCGCGCATGACCGCTGTGCGGCAGTTGGATTATGTGGAGGACTACTACCGCCCATATAACGGCCGCATCAGGAACCTTGGTGATGCTTATCTCGCCGTCCTGTGGCCGGTAGCGGTCGGCAGGCCGGACTCCTACGTGATGTGGGAGCGTGACTCAGGCCCGTACCAGCGTGAGTACGCCGCCAACTCAGGTCTGGATGTGAACCACGACGGTGTAATCACCCGTGGCGAGGCCGTCGCATCGGTGAACACGTCCTACATGCGCGGGCAGCAGTTCGTGAGATAGGCACTCGGATTGGCTCAAGCCTGCTGATACATTGCTCGGTAAGCCCAAGTGAATACTGGAAAGGAAAATGCCGAAGATCCTGATCATGCTTGCAGCAGTTGTTCTGCTCCCTGCTATCGCCTCCGCAGATGACATCACTTCGGTGAATGCGCCTGGACAGTGCGACGGCCGACAGATGTTCAACTATGTGGACGTGGCGCTCAAAGCAGGGGGTGGAGTGCTTAATGTAGCGAACGATCCCCAGTACGGCGGCGGCTCGGTATCTCTGGCGCTTAAATCGCAGAACATGCGGATCTACAACGCCATGATCGTCGATATCAGAGAGCACGATTTGAGTCTCGCGAGAGGCGGCTGTAAGGCATTGAACAACGGACCCACGAACGGAATGATGTCCAGCCTACGGCAAGTTGAGTCAAAAATCCGCGCGCTGGTGAGCAGCCAGTACAACGGAAATGGGATTCTCACCAACGGCTTCGGCGAGACCAGGTAGCCCGATCCCGATATAAAGTTTCGAACCGACCCGCTCCGGCGGGTTTTTTATTGCCCGCGGTAAATGGAGAGCCTGAATGCTTGAGTCAGAAGGCCGTGCGAAGCAGGCGAAGCTGATCCGCGATGCTTTCCGCGAGGTCATGAAGGGCGTGAGTACTTCGATCCCTGGGCACGTCCTGACATTCAACCCGCTTACCCAGCTCGCCCAGGTACAGCCCGGCATTGCGCGAGTGGATATAAACGGTGCCGAGTTCAAGGTACCGCCAATCATTGAGGTCCCGGTCTACTTCCCGGGCGGTGACTACTGCGTCGAGTACCAGATCGACCCTGATTGCGAGGGCGACATCCTGTTCTCTCAGCGCTGTATCGATGGATGGATACAGAGCGGCGGCATCGCGGCCAACCCGATCGGACGCTTCCACAACATGCAAGACGCCATGTTTCTTCCTGGATTTCGGTCGCAGCCGAACGTGTTGCCGGAGTTCCAGAACAACGGTGTGCGCATGCGCAACCGGGCGGGCACGCAATTCGTCTGGCTGAAGAACGACAACAGCATCTCGATGGATAACGGGGTCGCGAAGTTCGACGTGCTGGCCGATGGTACAACCCTCATGCAGAACGGCGCCGGCATGTTCCAGCTTCTGGCTGATGGGTCTTTCCTGATCAACGGACTGAAGATAACGCCAGACGGCGACGTAATCACGGCTACCGGGATCTCCCTCAAGAATCACAGAACGTCAGGTGTTACGCCTGGATCTGGAACAAGTGGAGTGCCCGTTATATGACCGTACGCAGACTCGACGACAACGGCGACATCGTGACTCGCGGCCAGCAGTTCATCACCGGCCAGTCCGAAGTAGCGCAGACGGTGCTAACCAGGCTTCGGCTGTTCCTGGGCGAGTACTTTCGCGACATCACCGACGGCACGCCGTGGTACGAGCAGATCCTTGGCAAGTTCACCAGTCTATCGGCGGCTGAGGCTGCGCTGCGCGGCCGGATCGCCAATACGCCGGGCGTGATTCGCCTCACCAGTTTCTCCGCAAACTTCGACATCAACACCCGCCGCTACAGCGTGACCGCTGGAATTCTCACTGAGTTCGGCTTGGAAGAGGTAACACTGAATGGCTAGCCTGACCGCGACCGGTTACTCGCTACAGACGCAAAACGAGTGGTTCGCGCAGGAGCGTCAGTTCTACGTGGACATTGATCCACTGTGGAACCTGGACCCTTCCACGCCCGACGGCCTGAAGATGGCTCACGACTCTGAAATCTTCTACGCCTTAGACGAGACCCTGCAGCAGGCCTATAACTCGAAGGACCCGAACAAGGCCAAGGGCAAAGACCTGGACATTGTCTGTTCGCTCACAGGCACGATTCGCTCAAGTGGTTCGCGCTCAAATACGCCGCTGACGCTCACTGCCACACCTGGGACCGTTATACCGGCCGGCAACCGCTTTGAGTCGATCACCACTGGTAGCCGCTGGGCGACGGACCAGACCGTTACGGCGGATTCATTGGGTATGGCAACGGTCAATGCGACGTGCACGGTCGTAGGGCCAACCCAGGCCGACGAGGACACTATCACTCGTATCGTTGACGTCGTAGCGGGTCTCGCCTCGGTCACAAACCCGGATCCAGCAACGCCAGGTGAAGACGAGCAACGCGACGAACAGTTGCGTGTCACTCGCGCCACAGCTGTCGGTCGCCCAGGCAACAACCAGATTGACGCTACTTATGGGGAGCTTTACGCAGTACCTGGCGTGCGCCGTGTGAAGATCTACGAGAATGACACCGGTAGCGCTGCCGTGACGGTCGACAATCCGCATGGTCTTCCGGCGCACTCCTACGCAGTTATCGTGGATGGAGGGACCGATGAGGATATCGCCATGGCGATCTACCTGAAAAAGAACCCAGGCCCCCCGCTGTACCAAGCTGGCACACCGTTCGAGGTATTGGTCACTTCTCCGAAATATCCGACCAATAAGAAGCTGATTCGCGCCAGTCGCCCCATCTACGTCGACATGCTCCCTGTCATTCATGTCGTCAATGACGGCACGCTTCCACCGAACGCTGACCAGCTTATTAAAGAGGCGATGATGGAGTATGCGGCAGGCGACCTGATCCCTGCGGATGTCGGCTTCAAGATCGACGGCTTTGATATCGGCGAGATCGTGCCATTCAGCACCATCTTCACGCCGGTCAACAAGGTCATCGGCACCTATGGGGATAGTTACGTCGACCTGCCATCGTCAAGTCTCAATGGCGGTCAGGCGAACGTCGCCATCGCCTACAACCAGATGTCCCGGTGGACGGAGAGCAACATCACCGTAGTGATCACGTGATGAACATCCCAGACCGAATTTACGCGCAGTACCGCGATAAGCCAAAAGCGGTGGACTGGTACGCAATCGCCAGAAAGCTCGGCGGAAGTATCGAGGACGCTGCCGAGGCCGTGCGAAAGAGCTACGACATCGACAACTCAGAGGGCGAGCAGCTGAATGTGATCGGTCGCATCGTCGTAGCGCCACGCAGCTTTGTCGGCTCCATTCCGATGAATCCCGGGCTTTTCGATCTGACCGACGGTGACGAGTTCGGCGACGACGAGGCGATGTTCAGCGCGCTGACAATCGATCAGGACGGGCAGCTCTCCGACGATCTGTATCGCCTTGTGATCAAGGCAAAGATCGTCAAAAACAACGGCGATGCCACCATCGAGAACATCCTCGACGGAATGAACTTCCTGCTGCCAAACGCGGAAGTGCTTCGCGTAACTGACGGCGAAGACATGTCGTTCAGCATCGAGTTTTACGGGCAGATAACCAACCTTGAACGGTTTGCCCTGCTCAATGCCGGACTGGTTCCGAAGCCGCAGACAGTGAGATTCAACGGATTCCTTGAAGGGTTCGATATGGTCGAGTTCGGTGATATGGATGCCGAGTTCGGTGACGAAGATGCAGAATTTGCAGGATATATAGGGGCATAGCATGTCGCTGAAGCTGAACGAACGGTACCCAGGTCGGTACAACAACCCATCGACCGATTACCCCCAGGGCTCTTTCAAAAACAGGACCACTCCGACCGCGAAAGACGGCTCCTATCTTGAGCAGGATTGGGCGAACGACAAGGAGGGGTTTTTCCAGTCTCTGCTCGCAAAAGCTGTAATCGAGGCAAATGGCAACGTCGACAAGGTTGGCAGCTCCCAGGCTTTCGACGCCCTGATGCAGCTTGGGCAGAACCAGGAAGGCAAGGCATTTACGACCGCAGGGACTGCGACAGCACTGACGCTGACTCCTGTTCCGGCGATTCAGGCATACGCTGCAAACCAGCGCTTCAGCGTGAAGTTCAGCGTGACCGCTGGCGCCAACCCAACATTGAACGTGTCTGCGAAAGGACCGAAGAACCTCAAACAGTATGATGCTAACGGTCTCAAGATTGCCGCCGCATTCGTTGCTGATCAGATTTCCGACGTGGTCTATGACGGCGTGGATTGGGTTCTTCTCGCCCAAGTACCATCTGCCTTGGTTGGCACGACCGGATCAGCGCGCAATCTGAAAATGGTGGCCGCAGGTACGAACGCAGTCGCAGCCATTACCGCAGACGAGCTGACGGTATCAAACGCAGCCGGCCAGTATCAGACACTTCGGAATGTGTCAGTAAGCGTGAACCTCGCCGCAGCCGGGCTCAATGGACTCGACACCGGCTCAATGGCTACCAACACCTGGTATGCCACCTACGTCATCTGGAACCCGAACACCAACGCAAGGGGCGCGATTGCGTCTCTCAATTACACGGCGCCTGCGCTGCCTGCTGGGTATACGCACTGGGCTTTCATAGAGAGCGTTCGCGTCGGGGTTACGGTCACGAGAATCCTTCCGTTTCTAAAACTCGGCACTGACACGATGTTCGTGCCGACCGCTGGAACGGATATCCCAGCGGATTTCCCAGTTTTGGTGAATGGCGGAACCGCCACGACTTTCACAGCAGTGAGCTTGCAAGGTTTCATCCCCCCTAATGCCAAAAGTGCACAAATTGGACTGAATTGCGCAGGCACTACTGCGGGTCGAGCAGAGGTGTATGCGGGGAGCACTGGAACGAACAGCGGGCTTCTGGCTCAAGCAATGACTAACGGCACTAGCGGCCCAAGAATTCAGTTCAATGTAATTGAACCGTTCATTAAAGGCATCTACTACGCGGTCGTGAGTCCGGGGTCTGCATCAATTTTTGCTTTTGGATGGAGGTCGTAAATGGGATACGCAATCAAACAAGGGACAGCCGAATTTCGCGCGGTCCAAGATAAAACGTGGTGTTTGGATGGAGAAGTTTTTTCAGATTCCCCCCCTCAGATTCCAGTCGCTATTTCAGACGTCGAAATACAGCGCCTGATTGCTTACGCAGATCCTGTGACAGGGTCAGACCGTTATTTGTCAGAGGCCGCAAGCTTAGTTGCTGCTGGAATTTCATGGGGTGATGACGAGGTGAGGACACTTCAGGCTAAAGCCGTCGAGGTAAAGGCGGAAATCCAAAAAAAATATCCTTACCCAGGAGCCAGTGCTCAATGATGTCAATCAACGAAAAGCGTTACTGGCAAGACCAGGCCGCACTGCTCGACCCCGCATCATACGTCATGCGTTCAAAGCAAACGCAAGGGGCTGCGTGGACTGAAACAGTGCCTGCCGGCGAGTGTTGGTATTTCCTCAACTCGTTCTTCGTTCGGGTTTCTGGCGGCGACGCGATCTACAACCATCGCGTGCCGGACGTGGCCAAAGCCACGCAGCTTGGGGCTGGCACGAAAATCGAGTTTCACTCGGACTCGGCTTACTCCTACCACTATACATGCCGCCCGGAACTGGTGATCTGCAAGGACAAGCGCTATCAGGACGATCCCAAAGGGCTCTATTACCAACGGATGAACAGGCTGCGCTCTCTACCGAGCCTCAGCCACCGAGTGGACTTTCCATCTGGCAGTCCATATGGCGTGACCGCTGACGTGTTGTTCCCCGATGATCTCGGGGCTGCGATGTGCCTCTCGTATTCGAACAGCAACGCTTCGTGGGGCGCGTTGATAATTGCTGGCGGCGCTCTCGGGGCGATGAACGTGGGGAATGAAATTAGTGACGACCACCAAAACCGAATTGGGGAGCGCACCATGTTCCCATTCGCTAGATCTGTTTTCACTGGCCTACGGGCTCGCGGCGGCAGCGTGCTCGGTGGCAATGACCCTTATATCAAAGGGAATGCCCAGATTACGTACTGCAAGCTTCCAGCAGACTGGTAGCGGATCTCGTTCATTGCCGTTGTGATGGGACCGCAGGTACACTCGCCACCCATTCACGGCGACCCGTTTGGCATTCAGCCTTGCCGTCCTTCCAGCAAGATAAATGATGCATACCAACCAAAAATATAGGGCTGATATCGACGGACTTCGGGCAATTGCTGTTCTTTCCGTCGTTATTTATCACGCATTTCCAAATCTTCTGCCAGGCGGATTTATTGGCGTTGACGTCTTTTTCGTGATTTCAGGGTATCTGATTACCGGTATCTTGCTTAAAGAGCTCGAAGCTGGATCCTTCAGCATCATCAAATTCTATATAAGGCGGATAAGGCGGATATTTCCGGCCCTCCTGCTGGTCCTGGCAACTAGCGTTTTAGTTGGTTGGTATATTCTTTTTGACGATGAATACAGGCAACTGGGTAAGCATGTCTTTGCTGGGGCCGGTTTCGTTTCTAATATCGCTCTTTGGCGGGAGGTCGGATACTTCGATACGCTGGCCGAGTCCAAGCCATTGCTTCATCTTTGGAGTCTCGGAATTGAAGAGCAGTTTTATCTTTTTTGGCCGATAGCCTTGTTGGTTGGCTTTCGGCACAAGAAGGTGGCGATTTTGGTTTTTCCGCTATTAATTATCCTTTCGATTTATAACAGCTACATCAAGGTTTTCAGTGATCCAACAGCCGCTTTTTACTCCCCGGTCACAAGGTTTTGGGAGCTTGCTGTAGGCGGCGCTCTCGCGTACATGCATGTGCACAGAGACGCTGTATTAGTGAAACGATGGGTATCCGAACTTAGTTCGTATTTTGGTGTTATGTTATTGGCTGTAGGGTTTTTTCTGATCGATAAAACTAGGTCGTTCCCTGGGCTTTGGGCGGCTCTTCCCGTCGGAGCTGCTTTACTTTTTATAGGTCCAGCCCAAAGCTCTTGGTTGAACCAGCGAGTCTTATCTAGTAGGCCGGCTGTTTTCATAGGACTTATAAGTTTTCCGCTCTACCTATGGCACTGGCCGATTATGTCCTTGTCCACCATTGCGTCAGTTCAGTTCGAAACCACTTGGTACCGCCTGGGGGCCATCGCGTTGTCTTGCGCACTCGCCTGGACTACCTACAAGATCGTAGAAGGTCCAGTGCGGAGGTCAAGAACAAATACAAGCACGGCGGTGATGGCCGTGATGATGGTTGCGATTGGCGGCGCTGGACTAGCTCTATATAATGGAGCGTTACTTGATAGGCGAAATGTAGAATCAATGGCTCAAGATGTTGGGCATACGAAATTTTTCGATTATATGAAAGATAATTATTTTTCATGCGCCGATGAGCGGATAATGTCTCTTTCTCTTACTTATGAAGGATATACGAGATGTATCCAATCTAAGAAAGATAGGGGTGTTGATGTAGCTTTAATTGGCGATAGCCATGCTGAACACCTATTTATCGGAATGGCGCAGTCGATGGTGGATCTCAATGTTGCCTACTACATCCAGGCAAGCCCACCTTACCTGAGTAATCCGAGCTTTAAATATATTTTTGATTTTGTTAAGGAAAACAAATCAATCAAAAAGGTATTGATAACAATGCACTGGATTCAACGGATGCACGAAATCCCTGCAGGGTCCACAATTGAGGAAGAGGTATTCTCAACAGTTGAATATTTGGAGTCTCTTGGTAAAGAAGTTTATCTTATTGATGACGTTCCACGATTCCCTTTCGGCCCTAAAGATTGCGTGAGTCGAATCGGTAACAGTGCTGAAGATTGTTCAATGCCTATCGCAGAGGCTCACAAAGAGCTTTACGCATACAAGAGTCAGCTGCTTAATGTTTTGAAGCGTGATACTCGCGTTAAATACGTCCCTCTGAGCCAGTATCTTTGCAACTCAGACAGGTGCGGAATGATTATGGGCGACAAGCTTCTCTATCGTGACAATAATCATCTAAACCTTAATGGATCGTCCATGGTTGGCAAGCTCATTACACGCGACAACCCAGGTATTCTTCGTGGATTTGGCGGAAGCTAATTTTCACCATTTATTAAATTAAACCCGCTTCGGCGGGTTTTTTATTGCCAGGAGACAAGTGATGACAGTCACTGACAAAGATCGCGACATCCTCGCCCGCACACTGTGGGGCGAGGCTCGCGGCGAAAGCTTAGCCGGACAGATCGCCGTTGCCTGGACGGTTCGCAACCGCGTGGAGGATGGCAAAGCATCATCTTGGTGGGGCGAGGGTTACGCGGGTGTTTGCCAGAAACCCTACCAGTTCAGTTGCTGGAACAAGAGCGACCCGAACTACGCCTTTCTGATCGGCATAAAGCAGATCCCGTTTCGCGAGCTTGCGCAGGCGCGTATCGCCGCCGACCAGGTGATCGATGGGAAGGTGCCCGATCCCACCGGCGGCGCCACGCACTATTACGCGACCAGCATGCCGAAGCCACCTATCTGGGTGAAAGGCGCCAAAGAGACATTGCGGCTTGGCCATCACATCTTCTTCAAGGATGTGCCTTGAGCCCGCTGGCGTGGAAGGTTGTTGGTGCACTGGCGCTGGTGATGCTCGGGGCCGTTAGTGCCTGGACGGTTCAGGGCTGGCGATACGGTGCCCAGCTCGCCGATCAGTCGCGGTTGCACACCGACACCCTCAATCAGTTGGCCATGGTCGGCGCCGCTGCGCAGAAGGCCGAGCAGGACAAACGCCTGGCGCTCGAGCAGCGCCTGGCGGCCAGCGACAAATCCCACCATGAGACTTTGACCAATGCCCAAAAAGACCAAGCTCGCCTGCGCGATCGCCTTGCCACTTCTGATCTTCGGCTGTCAGTCGTCCTCGCCAAGGGTTCAGCCGGTGGCTGTTCAGTGCCTGCCGCCACCGGCGCCTGCGGCGTGGTTCATGGAGCCGTTCGTGCCGAACTTGACCCAGCGCATGCTCAACGAATTGTCGCCATCACCGATGAAGGCGACCGAGGATTGATCGCGTTGGCTGCGTGCCAGGCTTACGTTCGGGCGCTCGTGCCTGCGATCAAATGACTGTTTTCGTCTGGGGCATCAGGCCTTCAAGCATCTTGCGCAGGCGATCGGCTTCGCGTTGATGACCCCTTGCCGATATGTCCAGGTCGTAAAGCTGCTTGCGTAGCTTGGCCGACTCGCCAGATCGCTCCCGCAAATTTGCCATGGCTTCATCGCGCTGTCTGATCGCCTCGGTGTGCATCTCGACAAGCTTGAAGATCTTTTCTCGAGCCTGGCGCAGTTGCAGGGTCAGCTCCTGGACTTCGTTCTCATAGATGCGCAACGAGTGTCGGCATGTTTCGAGCGGCGTTGGGCTGCCGAGCCAGTCGTCGGTATCTTCTATTTCATGAGGGTCCATCATTGCGCCTTACTAATACTGTTTAGATATACAGTAATCGAGGCGAAAGTTTTCGGCGAGGACCGCGCGACGAAGTGTTGTCACTCCGGCGTCATCATCACGGCGAGCGTCATCTTGATGAATTCCTCGTTCCGGTCGATTGCTTCGAGGGCTCCGCGCACGTTGTCGGCCACGTCAGCGGATCCGCGCTGCTCGACCCAGTTGGAAAGCTCCATGATGGCCGCTTCCAGGGCGAGCTGGTTTTCGTTGATCTTGAACAGCAGGGAAGGGAGTAGGTCTGAATTTGGCATGTGCGTTTCCTCCGTGGATCAAGGAAGCGTAGCACTGCGTTGAAAGGATATTTGACGGTCGGCAGAACGCCGTGGATGGGGTACTACTGTAGGAATATACAACGCTAAGTTATTGATTCTTATAGGGCGATGTCGCTGATTTGCACCCTATTTAAAACCCCTGTTTTTCCTTATGGATCAAGTGCTTGCGTACGTTTCGTGGTCACCTTGACATGGTGGGCGCCTAGGCGCCCGCCTGTTCGGACATTTACAGCGCGGTGTTCTTCACGTAGTACGAAATGTCTTCAGCGAGTTGGGCGAAGCTGTCGACGTCATCTTCGTGCGCCTTGGCATCATTTTCCCGGTATTCGCCCAGGCCAAGAATGATCGCCTCTCGGAAATTATCCACGGCAATGGGGGCTCCCAGTTTGTCGAATGCAGACTTGAGAGCCTTATGAAAGCGCTGCTCATCCAGGGCGTGGTCTGTGTGCCAGGTCTCTGGAGCGAGCCAAGGTTTCAGTGAGTTTTTCAGTTGTTCGATATCCATTACATCTCCTTGAACCGACCCAAAATGACCGGCAGCGCCAAGGTGCCTGCTGGTGGGTTTAATGGCAAGAAAGAGATAGTTCAGAATTAGCGCGTCATGCGCAAAACCTTTGCTGCAACCCATGGTTTACCGTTTGCATAAGCACAAAAAAACGGGTTTTTTGCCAGCACCAAATAGGCCTGTTATCCTTATAAAACAATTGCTTGGGTCGCTACAGTCCCCAGCATGGGGTGCTAGGGGTCGAGTGTTCGAATCACTCCGTCCCGACCATATAATTCAAAGGGTTGCGAGATTTTATCTCGCGACCCTTTTTTATTTGTCCGCGTTTTTACCCCCACAAAATGGCTGGCTCTGAGTGGATTTTTCGGATGTGTTACCAATATCGGATTTTGTCCTAGGGGCTTTTGGCAGGCGGATTGCTCTGGTCTACCTAGCGGCCATTCGATGATGGGATGAGAAATCAGTAACGACCAAAGGCTACGGCTCTCACTAGAAGAGCTATCATCCCGCCATCAGCTCAAGAGGGGCTCCCTGGCCGGCCAATTCCGGCACTCCCTTGGGCATAACGACACGGATGGTTGCGCATGGACGACATCGTTCAGCCCCTCACGCCCCAAGAAGAAGTCCAGCTGTTGGCGCCTACGCCGAATTGCCCCAGTTGCTGAGATTTCACTGACCCTGTCTGACTCCTCGCGAATCCTTGTCTGTGCTGGATTTTTGAAGGTTTGGAGATGGGGCAGTCTTGCCTCGGCACGTGGGTCAATTCAGCGTCGGCGTGAACAGTTGGTGGAATGGCTGTCCGGATGGTCATGGAATCCCCACTGCCTATACAGCTTGGGTAACTGCCGCAAAGGGCGTCCAAGTAGACCCGATGCCAGCTCTTGATGGTCGACCGAATGACGTGTCGCTTTCTTCGGAAAAGTGAGCATTCATCGGTAGCTTTTGTTGATGCGCTTGGCGATTGGTTAGCCAGGCTTTCTAAGGCCAACTCGCGCATGCAGGTGGAGCGGGCTGCAAGGGGTGGCGGTCTTGGAAGGAGTATTAGGCATATCGGTTTCCTTTCGGTTTTTGTTACCCCGAGACTACTGCCGGACGTTTTGATGTCCAGCCAAAAGGCCCCCTGGAATTTCCATTTGCATGCAGGGCCTGCATCCGCGTCCCAGACGAGACAATTGCAAGCTGACCCGTGGGCACGCCATTGTTTTCTGATCGTTGACGGAGGACACGGATCTGCATATACAGTCCATTCTTTCAATTTTTTGTTTCGGTAAGTCATGAGCGAAGAACGAGATCTCCCGGAGCCAGAGCACGACCACCTACTTGACCATGAATTCCATGAGGACGAGGCATGGATCGAAGACGACGCTCAAGCAGCTTTTGATGAAGAAGACGATGATGTTGATTTTCTTGATCAGATCGATCAGGAGGAATGACCCGAAGGGTCTACATGTTTCGAATCAAGCCCTGGCATCCGCCGGGGATCTTTTTATGCACGCGATTCACTCAGGCCCCTTCAATGACGGGGCTTTTTCATCTCGGCGGGCAGGGCTTGCAAATCGTCTCTGGACCATAGCGGGATTTCGCGCTGAGCGAGGCATTTCCCTAAACGATTGACCCTGTCGTTACTAGGGTTGCCGGGCAGCGAGATGGTTGTAGACAACAGTATTGTTCAAGGCTTGTCCTTCGCGTTGAGGAGACAGGAATGTAAAAGCCCGCGTGGAGAGCGCGGGCTAAAGCATCTATAAGGAGCGGGGATCAACTTGATCTGTCATTTTCCAATAACAGGCCGCTGCCAGTCGGTAAACTTCATGGCAGACAGTTCCAGTTTATTTTGCCGCCTTCTCAATCAGCTCAGCTACGGCCTTTGGATTGGACACCATCACAACGTGTGAGCCACCCTTGACCACGACAGTTTGCTTGGAGTGCGCACGCTCAGCCATGAACGCCAGGGCCTGAGGTGGAATGTTCTTGTCTTTATCGCCGTAAACAAACCACGATGGAACGGTTTTCCAGGCCGGCGTGGTGGCTGCTTCATTCAACGCAGCGACGGTGACGGGGCGCTGACCAGCAGCCATCAGGCGAG